ATGTTCTTCGACCCCCGCGCGGCCAAGCTCCTACCCCCTGGTGAGCACATCGTAATCGACGGCTGCCAGGGCCTGCGGCTGGTGGCCACGGCCACGCGCAAAACGTGGACATACCGCTACAAGAACGATAGCGGGAAGATGAAGCAGGTAGCCATTGGGCAATGGCCCGCAACCCCCGTGCAGGCAGCCGTGGCAAAGTGGCAGGAGATGCGCGACAAGCGCAGCGCAGGGATCGACCCGCAGGCCCAGCGCAAGAAGGAAAAGCGCGCCGCCAAGGTGGCCCCGGTCGAGGCGTACACCGTGCGCCAGCTGGTGGCCGACTACGTGGCGGGCCCACTCAAGGACAGCCGCAAGCCCGAAGGGTTCGAGGCCGCGCGCCGCGCGCTGCAGGCCGTTCTGGACGACACCCCCATCTTTGCAGAGTCCGCCGCCCACGAGGTGACGCGCGGCGTAGCTTTCGGGATTTTGGACGCCAAAAAAGCTACGCCAATGGCCGCCGTCAAGCTGCGGTCACTGTTCGGCGCAGCCTGGGAGCACGCCCACGACTGCGGCCGGCTGGATGGCACGGTGCCCAACTGGTGGCGCCAAGTCATGCGGGGCAAGCTCAAGAGCAAGGGCAAGATCATCGGCGGCGAGCACATCGGCCAGTCGCGGCGCGTGCTGACCGGCGACGAGGTGGGCCAGCTGCTGCGCTGGCTGGAGAACATGCACCCGCACGGGCGCGATGCCCTGGTGATGTACTTGTGGACGTGCGCCCGCGGCGCGGAGATTTTCAGCCTGCGGCCGGAGCATGTGACCAAGGAGCGCGGGCAGTGGTGGTGGACGGTGCCCAAGGCGCTGACCAAGAACGCGGGCGAAGCCCATGCCGTGGATCTGCGCGTGCCGCTGTATGGCCGGGCGCTGGAGGTGGTGCAGCGCCGCATGAAAGCGCCCGGTGTGGGCGGGTGGCTGTTCACCAGCGTGAAAGGGGAGCCATACACCCAGCACGATTTTTCCACCTACATCTACGGCCTGCAGCCCTACTCCGAAAAGGTGGCCCGCCGGTCATCGCCCGGCCTGGTGCTGCCCGTCACGCACTGGACCCCGCACAACCTGCGGCGCACGGCGCGCACCATGCTCGCGCAGCTGGGGTGCATCAACGAGGTGGCAGAGGCCATCGTGGGCCACATGCCCAAAGACATCGTGGCCACGTACAACGCGCACACCTACGATGCGGAGCGGCTGGAGTGGCTGGCCAAGCTGGACCGGCACCTTGAGGGGTTGGCCGCGCAATGAACACCAAGGACGCAACAATGAACCACTGTAAAACGTGCAAGCACTGGGCCAAATATCAGAAAACCGTCCTTGACGACGACGGATCGGCAAGATTAAAAGCAGGCGGAGGTATGTGCGGAAGCGAAAAGCTGACCGAAAACTGGGGAGAGCACGGCTCCGACATGCTGGTGTACTCATACGCAGAGGGGGGCGGGTTCTGGACCGGGCCCGATTTCGGGTGTGTGCACCATCAGGCGGGTTGACGCGCACGCAGTAGAAAAGCCCGCATCAAGCGGGCTTTTTCATTGGCGCCCGTGAGGGCTGGAATCAGGTCGAGCTGCACATGCGCCAAGACGACGGCTGCACCGTGGGGCGGCGCTTCATCAGGCGATGCGCGAAGGCCTTGGCCGCCACCAGGATGACGCTGGGCACGATCTGGCTGGGCACGGCCTGCACGAGCTTGGGCACATCGGAAAACGCAGCCACCACGAAGTCGCGGGCGTAGCCGAAGCCGGCACCCACGGCGCTGACGACGGAATGAAAAGCGGATGCCATGGCCAAGACGGCAACAGCAAGCAGGGAGCGGGAGGTGTACATGATGAACTCCAGTTGGTATGCCGCGGCTGACGGCGGGTGTCCCTTGCCATGGCGGGGAATCGGTAGATCCGCTGTGGCGAGTCAGTTGCCGGCCAGCTTGGTGCGCAGCTCGTAGCCCATGAGGGGCCAGATTTTCTGCACCGCGTTCTGGCGGGCGATCTTGCGGCCCACCTCGGCGTCGAAGTTCTCGGGGCTGGCGCAGGCGCTCTCGCCCGTGACGGTGAAGCCGTTACGCAGGACCAGCACGCAGAAGGTCAGGCACTGCAGCGCAGCCCACTTCTCGCGGAAATTGCTCATCGTCGGAGCGCCATGAATCTGCGCAGCCTCATCGGCCGTAAAGTAAAACTCAGCATCGATGTTCGCCTCGATGTCCGCAGGCGTCACGCGCGGCGCGGTCAGGCCCTTGGCCTGGATCTCTTTTTCAATGGCTTGGTCGGTCATAGCGATCTCAGTGAGTTGACCCGGCAGCCGGCCGGGGCGGTATTACTGGCCAGGCTTCGGAGAGGGTTCGGACATCAGCCGCGTGGCCATCTGCCGCGCCCGCCATTTCTTGATAGCTTCGGCTGCAGTCAGCGAGTAGCTGGTTGACGGCAGTGGCGTACTCAAGGACGGCAGCGGGGGGAGCTGCAGCGAGTCGTCGGGCAGCCTCGGCGGCTTGCTCGCGCAGGCCGTCAGACTGAGCGCCAGCAGCAGCCACATCGCGGCGCAGAGTGTTTTCACGGATACGGGCAGCATTCAGAGCCTCCTGGTAGGTCTTGGTGATGGCGCGCTCATCGCTGCGCACGCGCGATACCGCATCCAGCTCGGCGGTCTTGTGGGTCAGCGCCTGCTCGGCCAGCACTGCGGTGTACCGGGCGTCCTGAAACGCCCAGGCGGCGGCAGCGGCCACGATGGCGGCCACGAACGATGCGATGAGGGTGATGTTCATGTCAGATCCCGCCCGCACTTCGCGGTTTCATCAGCGCGCCGATTGGCCAGGCCCTGCACCAGCGTGTAAACCTTCTTGCCCGTCTTGGGGTCGATGGTGCTGGTGAAGCTCCACACCAGCGTGCCGTCATCGCCGCGGCTGATGCGCTGACAGCCGTGCGCCCACTCGCCCCGGTTCCATGCAGCCATGGCGCCACTGCCGCAGGTGCTGGGGGCGCCAAGGTTCCAAGCGTGGCTGGTGGCCATGTCAAACACCGACTGGGGCGGCAGGATCTTGAAACAGGGAATCAGGTCGCGCTGCACGCGCTCGATGGCATTCGCTTCTTCGACCACGCACTTTTCGTCGGTCCAGCGCTCGCCCACGATGATCGGGGTTCGGGTGACGTGGCGCGTCAGGCCGTTGCAGACGGTGGGGATGTTGTTGGCCAGCTTGTCGGGGTACACCACCAGCACGCGGGCCTTGCCGCTTTCCCACTGCTGCAGGTGCTCCACCAGCGAAGGCGCCAGCAGGGTGACAAAGCCGCCAAGGGCTGCCACCCATACCACCTTGGGGTTGATCTTGGGGGCGGTCATTCGTCGGCGCCCAGCTCGCCCAGATCCGTATCGGGCCGGCGCCCACGGCGCAGCATTTCAATGCGCAGGTCGTGCTCGCGCGTGTGGCGCTTGTCGGCCTTGTGCTTGTAGTACCAGGTAATCATCAGCCCGGCCAGGCCGATCATGATGCCTGCCAGTCCAAAGAATTCGTTGGAGAGGAACCAGCCCAAGCCGGAAACGCCAACGCCGGTGTATGTGGCCTTGGTTCCCACGGCCGCCATGGTCACGTCGATTGCGTCTACGGTTTCAGGTTTCATGGGGTTGCATGATTGCGGCTGCGCCCCGTGCGGTCGAACCCTACAGGGGGGTTATGACCGCGCCACCACCGCACGCGGTCGCGTTGTCGCGTGCGCCTGCCCCCGGTGTGTAGTCGCAAAAGCCTGCGCCCGATGTGTCCGCGCAACAGCGCCCAGCGTGCGCGTCGTTGCAAAAACATCGCCGTCCATCTTGCGTGTGCCCACCCGGCCCATGGCCTGGGTCACAACCGACACCAGCCCGGCGCCCTGCCCGCTCACAAACACCAAGCCTGCGCCGCTGGAATCCACCCCGACAACCGCGCCGCCTTCGCCGGCAACCACTGCATTGCCCGCGCCAGTCGATGCCACGTTGACCGCGGCCGCGCCCTGCCCGGTGGCAGGTGCAGATCCGGCGCCAATGGACGTGACGCCGACCGCTGCAGCACCGGCGCCGCGAACCGCGACAGCGCCAGCGCCAGAGCTGGTCACGGCCACGACAGCCTGGCCCACGCCCTGGATGCCAGAGAGCACCAGCCCGGCGCCCGCCGACGCGATGGAAACCACCGCAGCGCCCTGCCCGCGCACGACCACTGTGCCGTTGGCCTGCGAAGCCACGCCGACAGTGGCGGTGCCTGCGCCGTTGATGCCCGGGGTTGCGACAGTGCCGGTACCGGCTGATGTGACAGCCACGGCCGCGGCGCCTTGCCCCGAGACGCGCACCCCGCCTGCCGCGGCAGATGCCACAGCCACCGTGGCAGCCCCAGTGCCGCGCACGGCAACCGCGCCCGCGCCGGTGGACGCCACCGACACAGTGGCAGCACCTGTGCCAGCAACCCCTCCAAATCCAGCCGTGCCAGAACCCGCGGATGTCACAGCGACAACAGTCGCCCCGGCGCCAGCGATGGCCAAACCCCCAGCGCCAGTCGATGCCACGGAAACCGCGGCGGAACCCGCCCCCACAATGCCTACAGTGCCGGAGGCGAGCGATGTAACGCCAACAGTGGCAGCGCCGGTGCCGGTGATGTCACCACTCTCAGCGGCAGGCGCCCAGGCAAAGTTGGCTGCGTTGCCTGCAGGCGATGTGTAGGTGGCGGGGACGCCCACCCAGGTGAAGTTGACCGCGTTGCCGGCAGGCGGGAAATACGGCGGCGCCGCGGCGGCCACCGTGCCAGCCCCGGACGAGCCCACCTCCACCGTGGCCGTACCGGCGCCGGTGATGATGGGTAGCTGCGTCCCGAGGATTGCGAGCATGGACGCCGCTTATGCGAAGTAGATGTCACCCACCACTGCGCCCGCCGTGGTAGCGGTTGCGTCGGCGTCAGCGGAACCCGTAACGATGGTGCGGCCAATGCCCGTACCGAAGCCGATGCCCGCGAAGCTGGGCGGCGAGTTGTTCACGCCGTTGGGCGGGATGGCGATGGTCATCACCACGCCTGCGCCCGCAGTCGGGGCAGAAGCGGTGTTGTGCAGCTTGACGTATTGCCAGCTGGCCGTGGTGTTCACCAGGCCCCACCCGACGACGCGGCCCGCGCTGGCTTTGACGTTGAGGGCATTGGTAGTCGCTGCGCTGACGATGTGGTGCGGTGTCGCCCCGCCCGTGGCATTCGCGCGGTACTGCGCGCCCACGTCACCGATGGCGTTCGTTCCGGCTGCGAGCGAACCAGTGCCGATGTTGGCAGTCACAGTGCCTGTTACGGCCGTGGTCCCGCCCATGATCTGCACCTGTTGAGGGTGAGAGCCCACCGGATCGGCGGAAGTGATGCGCACCTTGTTGCGCCCCTGGTCCTCCACTTGCAGAAACCCGACTGTCAGGGTCGTGGTGCTGGCTGGCGCGGTGCTGCCGTTTTGCACGACGATGAAGAAGTGCATCGACACATCTTCGTCGGGGATGTTTTCCAGGCGGGTCGCGCGGTTCGCCCACTGGTAGCCGGTGTTGCTGGCCACCAGGGCATCGCTCAGGCTGGCGGCAAGCACATCGAAAGCAATCTGCCCGATGTGACCCGGGCTGGCCGTGGTGTTGATGGTCGCGGTCGTGTTGCCACTGGCCCAGCCGCGCCGCTGGCAGTCAAAGCTGCTGTTGGTGGCCGTGGTTCCGCTGTACTCGTTCGCCAGCCAGTTGTGGCCGTACAGGGTCAGCACACCGGAGCCAGAGGCGGGCCAGCCAGCGACGGTGAATGTGACGTTCGAGCCGGAAACAGCCGCGATGGCGGCGCGCATGGGGATACCGACGCTCGACAGCATGGACAGCCGCAGGGACTGACCCACGTTGGCAGCCGTGTAGGGGTTCGACGGGATCGTCACCGTCACGCTGGTGGCGCTGTTGATCGTGTACGCCAGCCCGGTGCCGATGAGGTCGGCCAGCTCAAAGCGGAAAGTTTGATTGGCGATCCGCTGCGACAGGATGGCCTTGTACCGCGCGAGCAGCGAGCCCTTGAACGTGAGGTTCGAGCGCAGCACTGTCTCGCTGTTCACTGTGGTGCCGGTGGCGATGACAAGGTTGCCGCCGGCCTGGCTGACGGTCATGCCGGGCCCCGTCTGCAGCAGCGTCATTTCTGCGGCGGCCAGGCCCTGCAGCCCTGAGCCCACTTCGGCAAAGCCCACGCGCCAGAACAGCGGGGCGGCGTGCTGCGTCGGGAGTGGGTTCTCCGTGCTGACTGGGACTGCCTCGGTAGGGCCGCCCGTGGCCATCTTCATGACCTGGTAGTGCTCGCTGCCGACGACATCGGTGGCAAGCGTTTCGCCGCCACCGGATAGGTTAAGTTCGAGGGACATGGGAGTGCCTTAAATCGGGATCACGCCGCGGTGAACCAGGGCGGGGAGGTTTTCGCCCGTGACGGGGTAGGCGACTAGGGTGTGTTCGCCGGCGTAGCCGGTGGTGATGGAGTAAGCCCCGGTCGTGTCGTTGCTGATAGCGCCGCCCACATAGGCGCCGGTGTCCTCGCGGTGGGCGCGAATCACCCGGGCTACGGGTGTGCCTGTAGAGCCGGTCACAGTCCCGGACAGCAGGTATGAAAAGCCGTACTCAAACGGGGCGGTGTCTGGGGTGTAGGACGTGCCGGAATAGCGTTGCGCTTTGGTGATGCGCACCCCAAGCACGTCCCCAGCAAACGGATACGCTGATAGGGTGTTGTTGCGGCCCACCCCCAACATGCCAGCGCCGGGGACCGTCCCGGAATAGGTAACCGAAGCAAGCTGCGTGCCGTCCTTGTCCAGACGGACGACGCCATCTGCACCGCGTCGCACACACCAGTGATGCACCGCACCATCATTGATCGTGGTCGCTGCGCTAAGGAGCAACGCGCCGCTATTCGCTGCTATAGTGAAACCGCGTACTGATCCAAGCTCTATGATCCACCCGCTAATGCCGCTGGCATTTGACGTGTCAGTTGTCAACGCTGTGTCGTAGTTAGCTGCTGCTGCGGCAGACTTCTTCGCTACGAACTCGATACAAAACTCGCCCGGGAATGCGTACTGCGACCCGCTCGGGCCTGCAACGTAGTCGTTCACCCCGTCCAGCCGCATTACTGTCGGGGAGCCAGCCACCAGGGCCGCGCCGTTTTGGACGGTAAAGCTCCCCGCAATCGGGCTGCGGTCAATGACTTCGTTATCGACGAAGTTCAGGAGGGCAACAACACTCCCGTAGAGCGGATCTGACACAGACCGCTCCTTACGCCCCGCCAGCCGTCAGCGTCTTGGCGGTGATCGTCACCGTCTGGCCGGCAGCGATGTTGGTGTTGTCCAGGGTCAGGTCGCCACCGCCGGCGGTCAGCGTGATGGAGCCCTGTTCGTGGCAGGTCGTGCCCGCGTTGTCCACCAGACGGTAGTGCGCAGCGGTGCCGGCGGCAGCAGCGGCCACGGTCCACGAACCAGCCAGAACCTTCGTGCCAGCAGACGCCGCAGCCATCCAGTCGGACGGGCAAGGCACTTCGGCCAGCAGCGTGCCAGTCGCAGCGGCGGCGCAGTTCGCAGGCTGCGCGCCGGTGCGGATCTGCAGCTTGGGGGACGTGCCGATGGTGGTTTCCACCACATCGAGGGTCGCGTTGCGCACAGCAACAGAGAATTGAACGGCCATGGTGTGGCTCCTTTAGACAATGGGGGTTGTGACTTCACCAGCCACCGTGACGGCGCCCTCGGCCAGCGCTGTGACCTTGCCGGCCGCAGAAACCAGCTCCAGGTCGTAGACGCCGGAAGCCCAGGCGAATGCTTCGGATTGCTCGGCAGTGACGGTGATCTCGATGACCTTGCCGGCGTCATCGAGCAGGATTCCGCCGCCGGGCGCAGACGTGAGACTGAGCAGTACAGCCCCGCCGATACGGTCCTTGATCTGCATCCGCGCGGTGTAGCCCACCAGCGACTGGGGGGTGAGCCAGGCCACATACCCCGAATTGGCGATGTGCTTACCAAACGCGGCGGTGCTGGTGTCGTTCAGTTCGATCAGCGTGGAGCTGACCACCGTGGCCCGGCGCATGTCCGAATCCTTGGGTGGATTGCTGCGCGCATTGAGCTGCGTGAGCCCGCGGCAGTCCACCAGGGCAATGCGCCACCCTTCGGGCACGGTATGGGCCGAAGTGGTGATGCGGGCGGGCGCGGTGTTGCTGATGCCGACAGCGTTTGCATACAGCCACGGCTCCGTCTCCCAGCGCATGGGGAGCGTGAAAGTCGCCCCGCGGCGGATGGTGATGTCGTGTTGTAGTGCGGCTGCCATGCCCTGCAGTGTTCCGACTGCAGGGCGATGGGCCAAACCCTACTGGGGGGGTCAGTTCTGGCGGAAGGTCGTCGTGGTGCTGTTGCCCACGCTGGTGCCAACGTTCAGGTTGTTGAGCGCTGCGGCGGCCTGGGTAGCCAGCTGCTGCGATGCGGCCAGCATGGCGCGCACCTGGGCGTCCATGCCGGTCAGCTTCGATTTGAGGTTGGCGTCGGCCACGTTGAAGTCGATGCCCGCCTTCTTGAATACCGCGTCCAGCGGCACAGAGCCTGCTTGCACATCCGTGGAGTACATGCGGGTCAGTGCGTCCACCAGCGTGCGGTAGGCATCCGCTTCGCTGGTCGTCACCGCCTTGTAAACGTCGGCCTCGGCGGTCACGCCCGCGCGCCAGCCATCGACCCGGGCGCGGTACATGTCGGCGGTCGCACCCGTCTCGGCCTTGTAGAAGTCCGATTGCGCGCCGCTGATGGTGCGGTAGGCATCCGTCTTAGCCCCGGTCACAGCCTTGAAGATGTCCGATTCCGCGCCCGCCTCGGCCGAATACAGCTGCGCCTGCGCGGCCAGCAGCCGGCCCTGCGCGTCAGAGATCGTGTTGGCCAGCGTCATCGCCAGCTGCGGTCCGGATACCAGCGCCTGCATGTAGTTGATCGCCGCGCTGATGGCCGCTGTACGAACGCCGATGGCCTGCTGCACTGCAAACTTGGCATTGTCGATTTCGTCCTGGTGCGCCTTGATGGCAATGTCCCGGCTCTGCTGGCTCATGGCATTGGTCAGGCCCTGGCGGATCGTCAGCACGCCATGCGCCAGCGCACCCGGCGGCATGGCGTAGCCACGCCCGGCCCATACGGTCATCGCCTCATCTTCTGCGGCCTGGGCCTCGCGGGTCAGGCGTGCCCGGTCGCGCTCCCACAGGTGGCTTTCCACGGTGGCGTCCACCGCGCTGCCGCCCGCCAGCACACGCTCCAGCCACGCGGTCGCCTGGCTGAAATACGTGCCCGGCGGCATGTACTGGTTCAGGAAGTCAGAAAACGCCCGCTTGAGCATTTCCTCCACCTCGTCCCGGTTGGCCCACACGATCTGCTGCAGCTCGGTCGCGTCCATCATTTCCAGGATGGGCAGGTCGGGCAGGGTCGGCGCATCGGGCAGCACAGGGGCCGTGCCCAGCGTGGGCGGCGCGGTCAGCGCGGGTGCCTCGATGCGCGCTGGCACCACGGGCGCCTGGCGCGTTGCAGGCGCCGCCGGCATGGACGGTCGAATCACGCTGTCCTTGAACTCTGCAATGGCCTCGCGTGTGGCGCCAGCAAAGTCCGTGCCGTTGATGGCGAATTGCTGCCCGGCCACATCGAGCGCATCGTCCAGCCGGTCCTCGACGGACGCAGTTTTCTCGACCACGATGCCCCACAGGGCATTGATGAGGCTGGCAGCGAAGGCGATCGAATAGATTTCGCTGTCCTCGCCTTGCACCAGGTCTTGGGGGTTGGTTGCCATAGTCAGATCCTCCGGTTCAATTCGGTCACAAGGAACTCAGCGCGCTCCAGCTCGAAGTCGGCGCCGCCCTCGTTCATCAGTTCAAGGTTCAGGAAGTGGGCGCGCAGCCCGCGGCCCAGGTCCACACGCTCCACGGCCATGACATCCTCGGCGGCCCGCCGGGTGCGGTAGGTGTACTGCTCGCCCTTGGGCGTGGTCACGCGCAGCAGCAGGTGCCCCTCGCCCGATGTGGTCAGGTAGGCATGGCTGATGCCCTTGAGCACATTGGTGCCGAAGCTGCGCCGGCCCAGGTTCATGTAAGCCTCGATGGGCGCCTCGTTGTCGGTGTCGCCGTCCAACTCGAACACGCCGCCCTCGGCCGCGCCGTAGAACCGGCCGCCAATGCGCGCGAAGCTGTTGAACGGATAGGCCTCGTAGGCGGTGCTGCCGCCGGTGTCCATGTTCACCGCCCACACGGCCAGATTGCTGCCCGGCATGTGCACCAGCACGCCCGCGCGGGCAATGGCCGCCAGCGCCGCGTGCAGCAGCTGGGTCGGGGCGAAGCCGCCCGCCACGCCCGCGGCGCCCTGCAGCTGGGCATTGATCGTGTTGGAGCCCGACAGCGTGCCCGCCACCCCGGCCGCGCCCTGCAGCGCCCCGGTCAGCACCATGACGCCCGACAGCGGTGCGCCAGCGCCAGCGCCGCCCACCAGCACCACATCGAGCACGCGCTCGGTCTTGTGCGCCACCCGCAGCCCGGCCCGGGTCAGCAGGTCCAGCATGTAGACACGCGCCGCCTTGAATTCGCCCTGCGCGGCAATTTGCTCGAGCATTTGCTCGTTGCGCCGCACGGTGGCGGTGAACGAACCCGCGGCGCCAGCTCGAGCATAGAACCCCCGGTGCGGGAAAGTCGCGGTCGATTCGAGGAACTGCCCGCCCGACACGGTGCGCCCGAACAGGTTGGTTGTCGGCGGCCCGCCCGTGCCCGATGCCGCCAGGACGAAGAACAGCCCGCCCGTGGCGTACTTGTAGCTCGCGCCGCGCGCCACGATGGGGCCGATGACGGCCGCGCCCGTGCCGCGCCCCACGTAGTTGGCGAACCCTTCCGCCACCACGCGCACCTGCACATTGCCCTGCTGCTGCCGGTCGCTGCCCTTGGCGTACACACTCAGGCGCAGAAAGTTCTTGTTGGCCGCGCCGCTTGCGCTCAGGCGGATCTGCGCACTGCCCTCGGCGTATTTGTAGCCAGCGCCCCGGGCGGCAATCTGAAAGGCTGCCGCGCCAGAGCCCGATTCAAACGGGCCGATGGCCGCGTTTTCCACGGTATCGAGTGGGTCGTACAGCACGGCGGCCAGGCGCGCAGGCTGGGTGTCCAGGTAGGACGGCTGCACGGCCAGCAGGGTGCCATTGGCGTACATGCGAACCTGCCCGCCGGCCACAATGATCTTGAGTTGCTGGCCCGCGGTCACATCCACGAACGGCACCAGCACCTGCCCAGCGCCCGGGGCTGGCTCTACACCGTCAGGCGGTGCAGTGTGGGCGTAGGCAATGCCCTGCTCCACCTTGATGCCGTGCACGATGCTCTGCAGCTCTGCGCCCGGCTCGGGTGTAGCGATGGCCAGGCCGACCAGCGCACCGCCGCCTGCGGGCCCGGCGGTGAAGGCGCCCACTTCCCAGGTCGCTTCGAGTGGTGCGCGCACGGCGTTGATGGACCATGCCGTGGCGTCCCACGCGGGCGGTACGGGTGTGACCACAGGCGCCTCGGGGCTCCCGATGGACTGCGGCACAGGCTCGACCACTGTTTTCTTGATGGTCGTGTACCCAATCAGCACGCGGCGGATGGCATACGAATCGTTGACCAGCCTGATTTCCGATCGGCCGCCGGGGAAGTTGACGATACGAAACCCGCTCTGCCGGACGATGCGATCGCCCGGGAGCGCCTGCGAAACAGGAATGGTGTACTCGCGGTACAGCGGCACCTGCTCGGTCGTGATGTAGACACGGTTGGGCGGCAGCGCTGCAGGATCTGGCGGCGGTGGCGCCGTCAGCGTCAAGCGGGAAAGTTTGGCCAGGATGCTCATGTCCGGTCCTCAAATTCAGGGTATCCAAGCCGCACGACATCTGGCCACTCGGGGCTGTCAGGGTCGCCGGTGTAAATCGGCAGGGGAATCCCGGACACGGTGCCCGGCTTGGGCGTCCAGATCCCGCCACGCTCCAGCGTCACGCTGCGCGCGATGCTGCCGAACGTCTGTTCACCGGCGGTTGTGGCCAGCTGCAGGGGGCCGGTCATTTCTCCGGTGACAAACGCCACCTCGCCGCCCTGCCCTTGCGCGTTGGACGGGCTGGTGACGCACACACCCAGCCAGCTGAACATCCAGGAATCGGGCGCCTGCGTGCCGTCGCCGGTGTTGATGGGCTCCCCAATGGACGCCCACCCGGCCTTGTTCTCATAGAAGGTGCCCGCGAACGGCACGACCGCAGCGGGTATCTGCTCGGTGGACCAGCTCGCGCCATAGTCGCGCGTCACATAGGCCAGCAACGGCGTCGATGACGGGTAGGGTCCGTACACAAACCCGGGCAGCGTGCGCGTCACCTGCTCGGCCAGCGCAAAGAAGGTACCGGGGCCCATGGTGCCCATGACGTTCGGATTCGTCTGGCCGTAGCCGAACAGTGGCGAGCGGATCGTGACAGTGCCCGGCGTGCCCGCGCCCAGCGCCGCAGGGAACCCGTTGCGTGCACCGTCCAGCGGCCAGGCCACGGGGGCGAAGCCGGTGCCACCCACGCCAGACACAAAAAAGCGCAGGGTCTGCGAAGTGATCTCGTACACCCACGGCGTCGCATCGAACTCCAGTGCCGGGCCTGTGCCCGGTCCTCCCGCCGCAATGGCGATGCGCCCCCCTCCAATGGGGCAGGCATAGAAGTTCGATGCCCAGCCGCACAGCCGGGCCGGAACGTCATAGGTGCCAGACCCAGCATCGGCCAAGTTCACGCGCGCCTTGTAGACGCCATCCACAGCCGCAAAGGTGGCGGGCTCCTGCGTCCACGTCTGCCCAAAGTCTCGGCTGCGCAGCAGTGTCGGCTCGCTGCCCGCAGGCAGAAACCCGGCCAGCGGGGCGAACTGCGCCACACCGCTGACCTTGCCGTATTCGATGGCCACGCGCGGCATGAGCAGCGCCAGCAGGTGGCCGCGCCCCACGGCGTAGCACTTGCCATAGCCGTAATCCACGGCGACATTCAGCTGGTCCTGCAGCGTTGCCGGGGTCCACCAGTCGGCAGGCTCGCCCGGCATGGGCACGGTAGCCCACTCCAGCGGCTTGCGCGTGCAGCCCGACAGGCACACGTACTTGGCAATGGACGTGTCGAAATAGTAGGCCGCGAAGCCATACCCGTGTTCTGCGTCCCGCCAGCCGGTAGCGCACAGCGAAATACCCTGCTCGAACCCCAGCCCGGCCAGCAGCGTGCCAATGGTCACGCCCAGGTCCACCGCGCCAGAAAGCTCCAGGTCATCCACGCTGCGCAGCCGCAGGTGCAGCGTGCCCGGGGTTTTCTTCTCGTAGGATTCCAGCAGAAAACCGTCGCCCACAAAGATCAGCCCGAACGGGTCGATGTTGGATGGCGATGGGCCCGCCTGGTCCGCGCGGTCCTCGTCGTCCAGGCCGAACCGGTGCAGCAGCTCGTCAAACGTCTTTGATGGCGTCGTGTCGTAGGAATACCGCGCCAGCAGCCAAGGGGGGCGCGTGTCCGCCTCCACAGCGCGCGTCACCAGCAAGTCGCCATTGCGCTTGTGGATGACGTTCGCGCCATGGACGGTGCGGCTGAACGGCGGCGTATCTTCGGTGTCAAACAGGTTGGCACGGATGAGGCTGCCGCCAGCGCCGCCTGGGCGGTCAGGCATCTTCATGGGATCAGGCTGCGAGCACCGAAACCACGTAGTTGTCGATGGCCTGCGGGGCGCCCGATACCAGAGCAACGTCGGCCAGGTTCAGGTCGGCGCCGATGACGCCCACTCGGCCCTGCAGCCGCACCGCGCTGGTCGATGCCGCACCGGTGTCGGCAGGCTTGACCAGCCGGAACCAGGTCGCCGTGCCGCTGGCTACGTTGTTCGCCTGCCAGGTTTCGCCGGCCGGCTTGGTCAGCACGCCCGGGGTGGAGCTGTCAAAGGTGATGGCCGAAGCGCCGTTCTTGATAGTGCACAGCAGCGTTGCGCCGCCGATGCTGTCATCAGCCGCAGCAGGTTCGATGCCGGAGTACAGGCGGAACTCGCCGCCGTCCAGCGTTTCTTTGATCCCGCCCGTGGTCAGGATCGCAGCCAGCAGGCCCGTGGAGATTTTGATGGTCATGGTGTGGGCACTCCTTACGCCGATTCAAATTCCAGGCTGGCCGTGATGCGCAGCACGTCATCCACCAGCACCGCCTTGGGCGAACCAAAGCGCGCGGCAGAGATCAGCGTGCCGGTCACGGCGCCCTTGGCCTGGGCCGACGACATGAAAGCGCCGTAGATGGTCTTGGCAGCCGTGAAAGTGAACTCGGCCCGGTTGGCGGTGTTGTCCACCACGCCCGCAACCACAGCGCCCTCGTTGAACTCGGCGCGCGTGCTGGGTGCGTAGGTCGTGCACTCGGTCGCTGCAGCGGAAAAGGCTGCCGCGGTGTCGGCCGGAACGGGGGTGTAGTTGCCCTCGAACAGCCCGATGTACCAGGTCGGCACCTGGGCGGCGCCCTTGGTCACAACGCTGGCGATGTGGTTCAGCCCCTCGATGGGGACCAGGTTGTGGTGCACGTCGCGCGACAGCACTTGGCCGCCCCGGATGTGCTCGACCGTGTAGACGGTGCCCGGCTGGATGGATGCTTTGGTGGTCATACGGCCACTCCTTTCCTGATGATTTCTGCCTCGAAGAAGCCGCCGGATGCGGCCCGTGATTGCATGGGGTCGCGCACAGCGGTGACGATGTGCGTTTGCCCCTCCTGCTCGCGCAGCAGCGTGGCGCCAGCGGCGCCGCCAGCCAGTGCGAGCTGGCCCTCCTGCACATTCCGCACGCCGCCGGCGCCGTCCGCGCGCACAAGCCCGCGCTCGGAGATCCAGAAACAGGCGTTGGAATCCTTGGTGGTGTCGTTGCCGCCCGAATACGGCACCGCCCCATAGGGCAGCACTTCGGCCTGGGCAGCCTGGGTGATCTCGCCCGCGAACCAGTAGGTCTTGTCGGCCGCCACGTAGATGCCGCCGCCGCAGGGCTCCACCATCGTGATGGGCGCGGGAAACGGGATGTAGTTCTTGCTCGGGCGCCACAGGCCCGGCATGAAAGGTTCGCTGTAAACCAGCACGTTGCCCACGGCCATGAACAGGCGGCCACCGTGGAAACGCACGATGGAGCCCGGCGGCATCGGCGCCAGCATGTGGGTCTGGCAGCGTGCGCCCAGATCGGGCATGGTCACGACCTCGGCATAGCCGCCCACCACGTCCACCGTGGCGCGGTTTAACACCTCGCCGTCAGCGGCCGTCATGTAAAGGCGCAGGACGCAGCCCGGGGGCGGTGGCGCAATGGGGCCGATGCGGATGCCGCCGCCGGCGGGCAGGTCCAGCACCTGGGGCGCCGTGGCGGCCGATTCACCCGATGGGCCGTAGTGCGTGATGCACACCTGATACCGCCCTTTGGGCAGTGCGCCAGCAATCGGCGCCAAGGATGGGATCAGGCCGGGCTCGGGGGTGAAATCCACCTGCAGCCCGTCGCGCACCATGCCCAGCACCTCGCCATTGGTGTAGTAGTAGGTGCCGCCTGCCTCGCAGTAGGTCGCCTCGCGGCCGGGCGTCAGGTCCGCCCGCACCAGCCGCGCCTGCAGCCCGTTGGGCGCGTCAGTGACTTGGTGCAGCTCCTGCCCGCTGACGAAGAACCCCACCTTGTCGTCGCCCCACAGGGAGTGCGGCGTGGTGGCGGCCAGCGCCAGCGCGTAGCCTTTGCGCCGGCGCAGCTTGCCGCTCGCGTCCAGGTCCACATTCACGGCCTGGCGCAGCAGGTCGGTTTTGCTCCTGTCCGCGCGCACCTCCAGGTCATGATCCTGGCGGCGGTTGTTCACGCCCAGCGGAAAGGGGCCGATGTTCTCGCGGCTCATGTGGGTGTCTCCTGCGTGCCCACGAAGCGGGTCCAGAACTCGGTGAAGGGTGGCGCTGCCGCCTCGGAATACCAGCTGATGTTTCCGTAGGTCGATCCGATGCCGATGGCCACGGCCAGCACCAGGGTGTTTTCTGCGGGGATGCCATCGAGCACGAACGACAGTTCGTACACGCCCGCATTCACCTCGGGCGGCCAGCCCTCGTAGAACTGCAGTTGCCCCATGCCACCCGATGCGATCAGGTAGGACACCACAGGGGCGCCGCCGCCGACAGGGGTGTAGGTGATGGTCACATCCGCGCTGGCGGGCGCCGTGCCAAACGTGAGATCGGGGCCAAACTGCACACTCTCGCCATAGACGTTTGACACCATGCCGGTGTTGCTGGCCAGGAACGGGGTGGTCGCAGCAATGCCGCCCTCAAAGAACGGCGCTCCCCAGCCCATGCGCGTCGTGGTCATGCGATGGCTCCTTTTTCAAGCGCCATTTCGATCCACCGGCGGGCCAGCAGCTGCGCAGTCACGATGCGCGGGTTGCGGCTGAAACCGACCGCGCTGCGCTGCCAGATGTAGCCCACACGCGGGACGTAGGCGGCGCCGCTGCGGCCCAGCGCCCAATACAGCATGTGCTCAGTCCAGAACATGCCGCGGGGCAGCTTGGCGGCGATGGCCTGGGCCTTGGCCGTGTCCATCAGCACCAGATGGTGCAGGCCCATGGGTGATGTGCGGTGGCGCTCGCTGTCGTACTCGTACCAGCTGCGCCGGTAGTCGGGCTGGCCGTCCTCGCGCACCAACTCGTCGGTGTAGGCCATGGGCACACCCCGGGCACGCGCCGCGGCAATGCAGGCCTGCAGCACATCCGCATGATCGGTGGGCAGCGCGTCGTCATCGTCCAGGAAGAAGCACCACGGCGTGGTCACGCGGGCGATGGCATCCAGCCGGGCGGCGTGCAGCTGCTCGGGGGTGCTGCGGTCGCCCACACTGTTCAGCACGGGGAAGGAATACAGCTGTGCCTCGCGCGGATGGCGCGACAGCATGATGGCCGTCACCTGGGATGCAAGCGCGGCGTGCCCTTCCGGCGTACCGGATGGGTCGATGTCATCGCGCAGATTGGTGGGCATGGCGGGCAGTGTTCCCGCGCGCGCCCGCTTTGGCGAACCCTACAGGGGGGTCGCGCCGTCATTGACGAAGCCAGCCGATGGCAGCACAGTCGGCCCATGCTGATCATCGCCATCCTCATCATTGCAGGCGTCGGGTTCTACGCCTTCATCGGCACGGCCCCCAAAGAAGCCGTGCAGATCATGCTGGTCCTCTTCTGGGGCCTGCTCCTGGTGGGCGGCCTGCTCGCCGAAATCATTTACGCCGTCACCCGGTAGCTGCGGCCTTGCGCCGCTCTGCGGCCTCGTTCAGCCGCACCATCACCGCGGTGATCTGCTCTTCCTTGGCCCGCACCTGCTCGCGCGTCGCTCCGGTGGCAATCAGCTCGCGCTTGTCTCGGCGCAGCTTCTGCACATCCCGCTCGGCGCGGTTTGCCAGAACGATGAGTCCCGATTGCGGGCTCTCGCGTGCCAGCTGTGCAGCCTCCAGAAACTTGCCATCCTTGCGCAGCCCCTTGATTTCCGTCTCCAGCGCGTTGAGCTTGTCCAGGTTGGCATAGAAGGCCGTGCCCTGGCTGGCCTGGCTGGCCGTATTCCCAGCAAACCGCCCCAGCAGCGGCACCTTGTACGTGGGCAGCTCTTCCCCGGAAACCACGGAGCTGACCGTCTGCTGAACCTTGGCGGCCTCGCGCGCCACGCCACCACCCAGCTGCGCCAGCAGGTAGTCGATCTGGTCGGGCGTCGGGCTCAGGGCCCCGGCCACATACTCATTGCCGCCCGATACCCAGTTGATGGCCTCGGCCAGCATCTTGGCGGGCGCCGTCGCTGTGTCCTTCCACTGGGTGTGCCCCGGCAAGGCCTTGTTCGATGACACGCGGGCAATTGGCTTGCCGGTCCAGTCCTTGTTTTCCGTCAGCGCCACCAGCGGATCGAGCGCCGTGGGCGCTAGCGTCTGCATGGACAGCCCGGCATTGCCAATCGGGTTGAAGGCGTCGGCGAACATGCCCACCACCGACAGCGCGCGCTTGGCAGGCTTGTCGAACCCGGACAGGGCGAACTCGGTAGCCTGGCGCCCCAGCCCTGGGATGACGTGCAGGCCCAGTGGCATCGGGATGGAAACGTAGGTCTTGTTGCCAGTGGGGATGATCAGGCTGCGCTCGCGCACGAACTCGGGCGGATCTTCATCATCGAAGCCCGCGCCAGCCAGCGCCAGCGCCTGCATCACGCCCAGCAGCACCCCGCCGTACACCACGGCCTTGCCGGTCTTGGACAGGCGCAGCGTGGAAAAGTCGCCACCATCCATATCAAAAAGCGTCTGTCCCAGGCGTGCCGTGCCCTGCATGGCCGCGTTGAAGAAGGCGTACACCGCGCCCGCCTGCTGCCCCACCTGCCCCTTGCGGTTGAAGTTCACCGTCAGATTCTTGGCAATGCTGGCGGCCCGCTCGCGGCTCATGCCCATGTCGAGTGCCGCCTTGTACGCAGCCAGGCGCACGCCGTTTTCCATGGCCTCGTTGTAGTCCGACAGCCATCCGAAAATCTCGGTCGCGCCCTTCTGCGCCATGGACATCGGCACCCGCAGCGCACCATTCGCGGTGAACACCTTGCCCCACTTGTTATCCATCCAGCCCTCGGGGTTCAGGATGCTCTTGAGGTCGTTGGCCCGGTCGGTGCTGTTGGTGAACATCTCGCGGTATCCGGTCGTGCCGCCGTCATCCTGCATTTGCTCCCAGAGCTGCGCCCACTTTGAAGTGGCGGCGCCGCCCCGGCGCGTCTTGCGGATGTCGCTGTAGATGCCGATCAGCGCAGATGCCGTGTCACGGGCAATCTTGCCCTGCTGCCCGGCCAGCGGGGTTGCCGCCAGATTGATCATGGCGCCCTGCACGTCGCGCACCAGGTTGACCACGCCAAATACCGGGTTGTACTGGGTGTTGATGGCCGCGAAATACCGGGTGATCTTGGCGCTCACGCCCAGCAGGCCTTCCAAGTCGCCCGCGTCCAGGTTCTTCATGGCCGCAGCCATCCGCATCGCACGGGGGTTGTCCTCGTTGAACACCACCATCTGCTCGGTGACATTGCCCTTGGAGTCCAGCACCTTCGCCACGATCACGTTGTCACGGCTCTTGAACAGCGGGTCGGGGCGGTCCACCACTACCCCCTTTTTCGGATCAAACACGCGCTCGGTGGGCGCCTGGCTGCGCACCTCCCAAAACTCCGGGTTCGGGTTGGCCTGCGCCAGCCCGACAAGGGCCTGCGTGACCTGGTTCTTTTCCCCGCGCACGATGAGCTTTTCGCGCTGGGTGGCGATGTTCGCCAGGATGTCCACCACCTTGCGGGTGGAGCCGGTGCGGCCCTTGGTTTCCTTGCCCTTCACAGAGAAGCCCTGCCCAGTGCCCATGCCGCCTTCCTTGTCCTCGCGCATCAGCGGGATGTAGTGCTGGTACATGCTGGACCAGCCGTCCACCACGGCCTGGTCTTCGAGCCCGTAGCTCACGTAGAGCTTGCGCGTGCCATCGATGATGTCGTCCACCTTCTTCGATACCGCCTCCAGCTTCTTGCGCTGCGCTGGGTCCAGCTTCGCAAAGTAGTTGTCGGCCGCGGCATTGGTCATGCCAGAGCCGCCATCCTGCAGGCCCGGGCTGTCCGGGTTGCGGCTGGCAATCACCGCGTTGGCCTCCTTGGCGTGGCGGGCGTGCAGGTACTCCTGCACATCGTCCATGCTCAGGCCGGCCATCCGCATCTGATTCATCAGGGGGCGCAGCTCCTGCGTGCCGAAGTCGGCCACCCGCTTGGCCGCACGCTTGTGGAACAGCTCTTCCTTCATGTACGCGTCGATGCTGTCGGCCACCTGCCCTGCCGACTTGGTGATGGCCTCCACCACGCGCTTGAGGTCGATGTTCTTGTCCTGCAGCTTGTAGATCACATCGTCAAAGCCGGTCTTCACTGGGGCGTCCCAGCCGGTGGCAGGGGTCGCAGTGGCAGCTGGCGCGCGGCTGAACCTGACCGGTTGACCGTCGCCATCGCCTGCTTTACCATCAGCCGGTGTATCGGGAGAGCTGCTGGGAAGTGGCTCAGGACGCGACGACCGGTTGCCCACTGCTGAAAGGTAGTCGGCGACAGAGAGCGAATCTAGAGATTGACCGCCTAGCCCGATACCACCCAACATCTTGCGCTTGTCTGCCATTTTCTTGGCGATCTGACGGCGATCACCCACGTAGACAGAGCGCACCACAAAGTCCGCACCAGAGCGCTCCAGCTCTACGCGGACCTGCGGGATCTGGTTGCCCGTGCCTTCGCGGAACAGCATCACCTTTCCGCCGTCGTGGATGTACCAGTTGTCTGGCTTCTCCATGACGAACGCAATGTCGCGCTCGACATCTGCCGCAGATCCGTAGTATTCCGGGTGCCGATTGGCGAGCGCCTGCAGGTCTGCTCGCAACGAAACGGCGCCATCAAACCCGAGCCAGCTCACCGTACCTCGGGGCACACTGATGGAAGTGAAGCGGCCAGCGCCACGGCTGAACGCCATCATCGCCCGCTCCAGCGACTGCTGTGGCGTCTCGCTCGAACGGGTCACAAACCCACGGGCTGGAATCAGGTAGCTGCGGATGATCTCGGCGTCCGTCAGCGCCAGCTGCTTGAACCCGGGCACGTTGGCGCGCAGCCAGGTGCGGATCGCGGCAATGGCGCGCTGCACAAACCCGATCTCCGGCGTGCTCTGCGCCATTTCAGCCAGCACTTCCTCGGCGGCAGAAACGCGGTCCTGCTCGGACATGGCGGCCCAGGTGGCGGAATCGCTCATGCCCTTGCTGACCATGCCGTACTCGCGCGCCTTGGCCAGCACCTGCTTGCGGCGCATGGTGCCCACCTGCTGCAGGATGGGCGTCAGCTCTTTGCCAAACACCCCCTTCAACCCATAGTGCCCCAGCACTTCGTGAAACAAGACCTCGGCAGTCTGCCGGGGTGTGTTGAGCTGTTCGGCCAGCAGGTAGACCGTTCCGTCCAGGATGAAGCCACGGGCCTCGCCATCGCTGCCCTGGCTTTTCAGCGTGGCGTCGTAGTCGCGGGCAATCTGAGGCACCTGCGGGTCCTGCATGTTGCGGGCGACAATGATCTGCGGCGCACGGGCCCAGTTTTCCACCAGCCCATCGACCAGCATCTGCGTGGCCACCAGCCGCTCGTCACTCCGGCGGCGCTGTGCGCTGCGCTGGTCGGCAGACAGCACCGGGCTCTCGGTGTTGAGCATGGCTACGGCCTGCTCAGGGGTCATTCCTGCCTGCGGCTCCCTGTCGAACGACGGCGAATTGGCACGGCGGTAGTCAGCGGGCTGCTTATCGGGTAAGGTTGCGATGCGCCCACGTTCTCCGGGCAAGCCAGTCAATTGCGGCTGGAACGTCCCGGAGACGCGGGCGTTCTTGTTTCCTTCCACTTCACCCAAAAGCCCGTCGCGCACCTCGTCGGCGTCTTTGGCTCCGGGCGAGCGACTGAACATCAGCCCTCCCTGCCCCGTCAGGCTATCCATGGAGTCTTGCCCCAGCTCGAAGGTATCGGCCGCGCGCACGCTGGCCTGGGCAATGCGCTTGCGCTCTTCCTCGGCTTTGGCGGCGGCTTCTTCCGCGCGCTTGGCGGCGGCTTCGGCCTTGGCGGCTTGCTCTTGCGCGCTCTGCTGCGCGGCAGCTTCCACCGGTGAAAGTGCCGTCAATTCCAGCGCTTCGGGCGCTACAGAATCAGTAGCTGCCTGCGCTTGATTGGCGGGCGCTTCGGGCTGATTTAGCCCTTGTTCTGTGGCGGATTCAGGCGCTGGTGCCGCTTGAGCAGCAGCGCTGCCGCCATCTTGATTGCCTCGGGCGATGGCTGCCGCAAGGGCGTCTCGGGCGGCGGCGTTGTACTGGTCTTGGGTGGCGTTTGCATAGGTTCTCGCAATGTCTTCCAGAATGGCGTAGGTGTCAATGCCCATCGCATCGGCCTGGGCTACCAGCGCGGAAACCTCGGCCTGCAGCTGTGGGTCTGCGGTGCTGAACCCCACTTCGTCCAGCTCTTCGGTGGTGAACTCGTCGGCCATATCGAACGGGTCCACATCCCCCTCGGCCATGGCTTCTTCCTGAGCGGCCATGTAGTCCTCGAACATCGCAGTGGAATCGGATTCCGCGATCCGCTCGATGCCGTCCGCGTTGTACTGCGGCTGGCTCAGGCTCTTTTTGATGAGGGCATACGCATCGTTGTGCGAAGCGCCTTCGCTCAGGTAGCCATCGGCCACCAGCATTTCCGTGGCCTGCTCAATGCTCAGGCCCTTGTTCAGGCCGCCGAACAAGCGCCGATTCCCGACACGGGGGTTGCCGTCCACGCCCAGGTCGTTGCGGTGGCGCATGTGCAGCCCGCCGCCGGCCGCGATGAAAGCATGGGCTGGAACGGGCTCGCCCTTCGGGCTGGTGCGCGCCGTGCGCAGGCGCTTTGCCGCGCGCTCTTCGGCCGCCAGCTGTGCGGGGGTCTTGTCGGCCAGGGCAAAGCCGCCTTCCACCTGCACCACGCGCATTGTGGGCTGCAGCTTCTTTGCATCGCCTGCCGCCTTGCGGGTTTTGAACGGCTTGCCGCCTTCATTCAGCGGGGTGTTGTTGCGCCCAAGGCGTGTTGGCGCTGGCGCAGCCGCTTGTCCTTGCGGGCCTGCCGCTGGCGCTGCTTGCGCTCCAGGGTTCGCAGCCGGGGCGCCATCGCTCAGTGCCCGAACTTCTGGTGCGCCAGCAGGGGCTTGCTGGGTGACGCTGGTGGCTGGCTCTGCGGCTGGCGCTGCTCCTGCTTGCGCTGGTTGCGGGATTGCTTGCTGGGCTTGATCGGCTTGAGGGCCATTGGTGCTTCCTTGGGCGGTTGAAAAATCGGCAGCTACCCCAGCGGTCCGAGTGGAATCCGATTCCACGGCTCCGGGTCCGGGTAGGGCTTGGGTGGCGGGGGTAGCTCTCTGCGCGGCAGCTTGGGCATCGGCTGCCTCCTGTTTCTGGGCGCGCACGCGGGCTTGCAGCTCGCGCAGGTTCCGTGGCGCTGGCAGCGCCGGGGTGGCGGCGGGCGCAGCGGGGGGATTGCCCGGCCCACCAACAGCCTCGGCGGCCATGCCGCGGTCATCCGCAAGGCGGCGGGGCGTGGCAATGGCGCGGTCTTCGATCACCCGGCCCTGCACGTCGATGACGTTGCTCTCGTTAGTGACGCCCGGGCCGGTGGCCCGTGCCTGCAGGTCGCGGCCGGTAGCGCCCAGGAACTGCACGGGGGATGCCCCGGAGTCCACGGCCACGGCGGCCACGCGCGACAAGGGGCCCGCGGCGGGGTTGATCCCCATGCGCTCGCTCGGGGGGCGCGTGTCGGGCTCTGGTGAAGCGGTCTCCGCGTCAGCTTCCTGCGCCGCAGGGAGTTCACCCAGCATTCGGTCCATGTTGCGGGTGTTGATGTAGGCCGGGGGGCGAACCCCGGCGGCTTCCAGAACCGATTCATCAAGGATGGGGGCAGGCATTGGCGCGGTCACGGGCGCTTGTGAATCAGTCGATTCCTCGCCCTCCAGTGTGCCCAGGCCATCCCGTGCAGCTGCAATGTCGCGCGTCGTGCCGTCCTGGTCCACGATGCCCGCAGCCTTGTTGAAAGCTCGGTTGCCCAGCGCCATCGCGCCGCCGGTGCCCAAGCCCAGCAGTGCCTCGTCAATCACATCACCGGCATCCACCTTGCCGTAGGCCAGCTTCTGGCCGGCAGCTTCGGACAGGCCTTCGCCCGCCATTTCGGCACCCACCACACCTGTGCCGCGCAGCGCCCTGGCGCTCAAGGTGTTGCGTGCCGCGTTCTTGGCCTCCAGCTGGGCCAGCGTCGTGCCAGCATCTGCCGCGCTGATGGTGCCCGCCTTGACGGCATCGGCCAGCGTGCGGGCTTCCTTGGCAAGGGTTCGGCCACCCACACCAGCAAGGCCCATGGTCGCCACGTTCAGCAGTGCATCGGTCCCGGCTGTGCCCACACCCTTGCGCTGCGCTGCAGCATCAAACTCCGGTTGCTTGAGCGCAACCATCTTGGCCACGGCAGGCTGGTCTTGCAGGTCGATCTGCTGGGCCTGTGCTTCTTTCTGCACCTGCTCCTGCATGGCGGCGCCCTTTTCCAGGCCGTACCCGCCCGCGAAGCCGCCCGCCACGCCACCCAGAACACCACCCACCAGCGTGCCCACCCCGGGTGCGACAGCTGTGCCCGCCATGGCGCCCAGCTTCGCGCCGGCAATCCCACCCGCCATACCAGGCAGGGCGTTCGGCAGCTGCTCGGCGATCATCTTGCCGGCTTCGCCCGGGTTGGACAGCAGCTGCCCTGCCCGCTTGACGCCAGCCGCGCCCCAGGTCTTGACGTTATCGACCACGCCCTGCGCCTTGTTGGCCGCATCCACATAGGGCGCGATTTCCTTGGCCATCTTGCGCTGCGTCTCCGTCTGAGGCAGCGCCGTTCGCGCCTGGTCGGACGCAATCTGTGCGATCTTGTTGGGGTCGTCGGTCAGCGCCGTGCGGGCTGAGTCGATGGTGCGGCTGGCGCCTTGCTTGACGCGGGCGACAAGGCCGGGCTCATCGGGGCCCAAAAAGGCGTCGATCCCGCTTGCGCTGGGGGGCTGGCTGCCTGCAGGCTTGCCGCTGAGAAAGTCGTCTATTTGGCTCATCCCCCCACTGTTCCCGCAATGGGCTGCGGGGTCGAACCCGAGTGGGGGGTGGCGCTTGGACGCAGGTTAAAGTGTCGCCACTTGAAACACAGGAGAAACCCGATGGATGAGAAGCGGCAGATAGAGCAAAACGTAATGCCCGTGTTTGCGCCTGACTACGTGAACCACGACCCTGTAGAGTTTTCACTAACAAATCTGGTCAATGACAGCGGTGACAGGCGCTTGGCCTTCACCTTCATTGATCACGTCATCGTGCCCGAGGTTGGCGTGCGCCCCGATGGATCGATGCAACATGGCGCCAGGATTGAGCGTCGTTATCGCAGTACGGTGGTAATTGACGAGGAGCTCTGGGATCAGATGGTGGCTATGACGGCAAAAATGAAAAAGCAGTCCTGATATGCCAGCAGTAGACGTAGTTCCACTGACACACGGCAGCGGTGCCATCGAGCATCGCCCGGCCGGGTCGTCTTCCGGGGGCGGCACACCTGTCAGATTTTCCATGCAATCTATAGGCTATGCAGGCCCCGGATGGAAGACAAGCGCGCCGCCGCCTGAAAAAGTGGACAATGAAGGCATGGAAGTCAGAATCAAAGCCCTTGAAACGTTCGCGCTTGATGCGCGGGATCGGCTGGTGCGGCTTGAAACAAAGATTGACATGGCAGCGACTCGCGAAGATCTTCACAAGGAGATTGGTGCTCAGACTTGGCGCATCGTCGGCGCCATGCTTACGATTGGAGCCGCAATGTCGGCGGCAGTATTCTTTATCGCACGCAACGTTCAGTAGCCACGCCAGGCCGTAGGACGGCTTGGGATCAACACAAAAACCGCCCACTGAGGCGGTTTTCTTTTGGCCGATGCGAGCCTGCGCCGTGCCAGCGGCTAAGTCAGGGGTGACTTACGGCTTGGGCCTTTTCGCGTTGTGGCTTTTCACGGGCCCCTTGCTTGCGGGGCGCTCCACCTTCGGCGCATCGGGGTCGTACCCAAACTCCTTCTGCCACCACGACCTGATTTTTTCGTCCCGTTTGGAGAGAGCTTTTTCAAGCAGCTTCTCGTAGGCCGAAAGGTCGGCATTCATCGGCGGGGCATCCATCGGCAGAGCCGTCATCGGCATGCTCAATGGCGCCCTGTCTGGCTCTGGCGGGGTCACGGCACCGCGCGAGCCTGCAGGTACGCCCAGGCGTTCCTCCGCTGCATGGAGGGCGCGCAGTTCCTCCTGGATTGCTCCGTCAGCAAGCCTGTCCAAAAGAGCGACCAGCTCCCTGTCCGACTCCCAAATCTTGCGCTCAAGCACGGCAGCTTCGGCAACCAAGGCGTCCTTTTTGGCGCGGATATCGCCGAGCTCAAGGGCAACGTACTCTAGCTCTTCCTTCAAGCGCGGTGGCGCCGCCTCACCAGACTTGCGCGCCTCCTGCGCCAGCATGATGCGGTAGTGCTCCAGCAGATCTTGGTGCCGATTGATCGTCTCAATCTTGGCCTCAAACGTGTGCATGGCCACGCGCATCTGCCAGGCAGGGTCGGCGTGGTGTTCGAAACTTTGCTGCAGCCGGGCGACAACCTCCGCCGTCATTGACCGGCGGTTTTCCTCGGAGGCGGCGTCAAGCTTCTCCTTGAGGTCCGCGGGTATCCGCATGTAGATAGTTGGGTCAGTTCTAGCCATCTATGCACTGTGCCACGAAAATCGCTTGCACTTCGCTATGCACTGTGCATAGAATTGCACCGTGCACAGACGGTGCATAGAAATTGAAAGGACACACCATGACAGTAGGACGAGGATCACCCGCAATGCTGGTGCGGCTTCCACAGGAGCTGAGGGATTGGCTCAAGCATCAGGCAAAAGACAACCGCCGGTCGATGAACAGCGAAGTGCTCATGCGCTTGGAACAGAGCCGCAAAACGCAACAACCCCAGGGAGCACAAGCATGAGCGGCATCGTAACGATCAATGACACCGAGTTGCAGGTGATTGAGCATCAAGGGCAGCGCGTGGCGACACTCGCACAGGTTGACGCTGTGCACGGTCGTCCCGATGGCACAGCACGTCGCACCTTCAATGACCACAAGCATCGGCTTGTAGAAGGCGAAGATTACTTCGTACGCAACGCATACGAAGCCCGCGAAATGGGTTTCACCGCGCCAAACGGGCTCATCCTTGTTACAGAACAGGGGTACACCATGCTAGTCAAGCCATTCACAGACGATCTTGCATGGCAAGTTCAGCGGCAAGTGGTGACGGGTTATTACCGAGGAAAGGAAGCTGCACTTGTACGGCAGGCAGAGGCTGCGAAAGCACCCCGAGTTTCCGAGCGCTACCGCGAGGCGGCAGCCATCGCACAGGCCAGCATCAAACTCTGCAAGCTGATGGGCGTGGAAACGAATATGGCGCGGGTCATCACCGCCGACTTGGTCAACAAGGAATCCGGTGTCGATTGCACCCCAATGTTGGGCGGGAACATAGCAGTTCAAGAAGTGCCCGTAACCCCGTCAAAGCTGGGCGCATCCCTGAACCCTGCGCTGGGTGGGAAAAAGGTCAACGCCCTGTTGGCCGAGGCCGGACTGCAGGTTCGCAATGAAGACGGCAGCTACGTCCTAACTGAGGCCGGCAAGGAATTCGGCGTCATGGAGCCCTTCAAGAGCCAGCACAGTCAACACGTAGGCCACCGCCCCATGTGGTATCTGCGGGCCTCTGAGCCGATTCGCTTGCAGATGGCGAAGCAATCGAACGTGGTTTCATTGCAGGGCGCGGCGTGAAACCAACCCAATCGGTCAAAACCCGCAGGATTGGATCGGTCAGCGACGCTCCGAGCCGAGCGAAACTGACCTCCACAAAGGCGAAAGCCCTGTGCAGTTCGTACCTGCCAGGGCTTTCAGGTGAAACCACTCAACCAGAGAAATTTCAACATGAATAGTACCGCACAGAATTCGAATCGCGCAATCGTCCCGCTGGTCGCCAGCCGCGCGGTTGCCCCTGACCTTGCCGTCACCGATGGCCATGTGACCACCACAAGCCAACAAATCGCAGCGCACTTTGGAAAACGCCATGCAGACGTACTGCGCGCCGTGCGCAATCTGGATGGGGAGGTTGATGTCGATTTTTACGAACGCAATTTCGCGTTGGTAATGATTGAATTCACCAACGGAAAGGGCGGAAAACAGCAGGCCCCCGCCTACCGCATCACTCGCGACGGCTTCACGCTGCTGGCCATGGGCTTTACCGGCAAGGAGGCGATGCAGTGGAAGGTCGCGTATCTGACGGCCTTCAACAAGATGGAGCAGCAGCTGCTGGCCGCAGAGCGCAAACCCGTCATCCCGCCAGAAAAGATCCTGGTTGACCGCCAGAAGCTGGCCAGCATCTTCAAGGACCTGGGCGTCCTGCGCGCACGCATCGACGGCCTGGGCATCCTGGAATCAGACCTGCCGCCGTCCTGGTGGGCACAGCATCGCATCAGCGCTGGGTAACAGATGTGCGCGATTTCGCGCACATCTCTCGCAACCATTGCGATTTCCATAACGATTAACCCCCCCGGGCTACGATGGAGTTCTCACACAACCATCACCCGAGGGGCAGAAAATGGAAGAACACGAAAACACCGTGCTTGCGATGACAGGCGCCACGTATTCCCTGCTTTCAGCGATGACGCTGGAGCTGGTAAAGAAGGGCGTCTTCACCACAGAAGAAGCCCTTGGCATCGTGCAGCGCACGCGAAAAGGGTTAGAAGCGCAAAACCAGCCAGGAGGTATCCGAGCCAGCGTTTTGCTCGAACCAATAGAGGAGGTTTTGCGGGCGTCCAAAGGCGGTTGATTTCGCTGGCAATGAAGCGGATGGCGAAGCTCTCGTCGGCCCCCAAAGGCGCTGCGGCGGGTTTGGGATCTGATGAGTTCAAAAGCCAAAGATGGTATCCAACAAAGACGGTAGTTTCCTCCTCATCTGGCACCTGAAATCCCCGCTCGGCCATGGCGCGCTGGTAGTCGGCCCAGCTGCGTCCGCCCGGCGTCACTTTGTTCTGTTCCATTTCAACTCCTTTTGCTGTTTGGTACATTGCGCCCATGCGCATCACCCCTGTCCTGCTGCTGCTCTTTGCGGCACCCGCCTTCGCCGCCAACTACGCCACCTGCATCCTGGACAAGATGCCGGGCAGCCAGAACGATGTGGCCGCCAGTGCTGTAGCTCGGGTCTGCGCGAGCGAGCACCCCGGTGGGAACCAGGCGGTGGCCCAAGGCTCCGGGCGAGGCATGTTCGGCTTCAAGTCGGGCGCTGCGTGCGCCGCCAAGAAGGCGGGCGGCACGCAGAGCAACCGGGCAGCGAGCATGATCTGGGCGGCCTGCAATCGGCTGTACGACGAAAACGAAGTTGACCGATTTCTGAATGGCTCGCCAAATCAGTAGCCCAGCTTCCGCAGAGCCTCAACCTTTTGTTCACGGCTCAGGCTCTTGTTGTCCCGGATAGCGATGGCCTGCTGATTGCTTTCGAGCGGCTGCTTCGCCCCGCCCTGCCCACCAATCGGCACCTGCTCCACAGTCCCATCCTCCAGCGTGCGCACCAGCGCCTGACCGCCCTTGAGCACCTGGTTGTTCGCGCTCTCGGAATCAGGCAAGTTCACCACCTGCATCCGGTCGGCGGCGGTCTTGCCACTCAGAGCCGACAGGCTGCGCTGCGCCACCTTGCGCTGTTCCGGCGTGGCATTGGGGTCCAGCAGCACGTTGCCCAGGTTCTCCATCCGCGCCGCTGCTCGGTTCTGGAACCCGGCCGCCGTCTTGCGCAAACCCAGCTCGTCGCGTGAGATCGCATTGCGCTCGGCGTCCCGGGCGGTAGATCCCTGCTGCTGGATCGTCTCGCGCTGCAGGCTTGCGTTTTGGCGCATGGCTTCTGCATCGAGCCCGGGCTGGGCATTCTGCAGCGTCTGGTCGGTGGCCAGCGCAGCCTTGTATGCGGCCTGGGCTTGCGAGTCGCCTGCACCAGTCTTGTCCCATGCGCCGCCATTGGCCGTGATGGAGCTTGCCGCAGTGGCTGCGTTCTCCAATGCTTTGCGTGCCGCCCAGTCGTTCGTGCTGTTGCGCACCACAGGCGCTGACACGGGCGGGGGTGCGTTGGGCATCAGCGCCAAAGCGTCAGCGGCGCCGCGGCGGGAAAGCGATGTGGCGGCGTCGTCGGCCTGGGCGCTCGGCACGCCAGATGACAGCGCAGTTGCAGCGCTTGACAGCGAAGGGGCGGGAGGCGGGGCAACCGGGCGTGGGGCGGAAGGGTTCACCGCTGGCGGGCTCACCATGCCCCGCCCTGCCCCTGGTGTCGGGGCAGCTGCAAGCCGGGACGCAGCAGCAGGTGCAGGGGCTGGCGCTGGCGTCTTGTTGAGGCCGTAGCCCGGCGCGCTGACCAGGGTCTTGCCCACCCACGATGCGCCGTCTACCAGTGCACCACCCAAGGCGCGCATCTGGCGGGCGTAGTCCGATTCCTGCTCGCTGGTCACGGTCCCGCCATCTGCGTACCGCTGCGGAGGTGGCGTCACGCCTGGCAGCGTGCTGAACCGCTGCGCTGCAGTCGGCATGGCGGGCATTGGAGCCGGGGCCGCGATGGGCGCGGGCGCCAGTGCCGCCTGTGCAGCACGCCGCTCGGGGCTGTCCACGATAGAGCTGGCTGTGACCTGGTTGCTGCGCTGTGCGTTGCGCTCTGCCCAGCCCATGGGGGCCGGTGCGGCCGGTGCTGGCGCTGCAACTGGCGCGGCTGCAGGCTGCGTCGCGGTCGCTGGCGTGGGTGCAGGAGCAGGCACTGGCGCAGCGGGCGCAGCTGGTTTTGTCCAGGAGCTGGTGCTTACGGTGCCGCCGCCTGCCTGCCCGTTGATGGACACGTCGCCACCCACGTTCCCACCGCTGTAGCTGTTGCCCACGCGGGTGACATCGTTCTCGACCATGCCGCCGCTGGCCAGCTTCTGCGCGGCCATGCCGCCCTCTTGCTCCACGGGCGTGTGCGTGCCCTCCTTCAAGGCTTCCAGCACGGCAGCGCCAATGCCCATCACCTGCTCGGGCGGTAGCTCGTACTCGCCATTGCTCAGGCGCACAGGCACCTTCTTGCCCATCTGCGCCAGAACCCTCGGGCCGATGGCCTTGGTGGAATCGGCTGGCATGATGAACGTGCCGGGCTCTGCTTCGGTGGCAATCGAGTCGCTTGTGCCAGTGCCCGGGCCGCGGATCATCCCGCCATCAGCCAGGCCCTGCGCTTTCATCCGGCGCTCCGTGGCGCTCATGCCGGTGTATTCAGTGATGGCAGCCTGGGGTGCGGGTGAAGGTGCAGGCCCCGCCTTGGCGGCAGCCTTCTCGCGCGCGGCGTTGGCCTTGTATTCAGCCAGCGCCGCAGCTTGCGCCGGGTCGGTAGGGGCCAAGCCCATCATCCGTTTGGCGGCAGACACAAACCCGCCATCGGCCAAGCGCTGGGGCTGCTGCTTGTAGCCCATGGCTTCCACCTGGGGAATCATGGCCTGCAGCTGGGCGGCGCGGGGGTCGGCGGCTGCCGGCGCTGCAGCTGCTTGCTGTGGGTAGCCCATGGCCTGCATCTTGGGGATCATGTCCCGCAGCTGGCTCAGTCCGCGCGAGCCAAACGTAGCCGGGCCAGCGTCGGCGCTCTTCATGCGGGCAACCATCCCGCCGTCTGCGTATTTCTGAGGGGGTTGCGCGAGTCGGCGCGCTGCCGGTGGCTTTTTGCCGTACATCGGGGGCCTTTCGGGTGTCTTACCCTGGAGTCTCCGCGCGTGTAGCGATACGGCCAAACCCTACTGGGGGCTTGCCCTACCAACTGGAGCGCACCAAAGGCGGCCGGCGGTCACGCTGTTTGCGGCGCACGTTGGCGCTCGGGCGCTCGCCAAATGCCTGAACGAACAGGCCTAGCGAGGTTGCCGACTTGCTCGGGTCGAATCGGTCGGCGTCCTGCTTGAGGTATGCGCGGTGCAGCATCCAGTCCAGCAGCCGGTCGTGCAGGCGCTCAGGGATCTCGGGCTTGGCCTGGTCAAGGTCCGCACTCAGCGGCTTGAGGGCGCCGCGGTAGACCGTCAGTGCGATGGTGTCGGCGGCTGTCGGGGCGGGCACCAGGCGCACCTTGGGCGGCTGGGCTCCGCTGCCCTGTTCGAAGATGAACAGCCGGGGCGTGCCGCTGCGGGTTTCCCAATCATGGCCTTCGCTGTCGAGCTCTTCCACGCTGGATTCATCGAGCGGCCGGCCCCGGAAGGTCAGCCGCTTGATCTGCAAAACACTGGGGTGCAGGGCGTAGGTGGATTCGCCAGCCTGCAGCGTGATGGAGCAGACCGCTGGGGTTGTGCGGTCCTCGATCAGCTTGGCGCGTTCGCACGCTTCCTGCACTGCCTCATTGAGGTAGCGAACGATGTTCTCCGACGACCAGAACGGCGGGTCCTGCTGGTCCTGAACGATGTCCCGGAACTCGTCGATGAAATCCGCTACCTTCATGGCTTATTCCTTGCCGGCGGTCAGCTCGTCAAAGATCGCATCGACTTCGGCGCGGGCCACATTGAAACCCACCAGCGCTTTCAGGCGCGTGAGGTTCGGCTTGCCGTCTTCGTTGAAATCAGCCTCGTTGTCGCCATCCATCATGCCGTTGATGGCATCGGTGATGACCTGCTTGCGGTCGAACTGGGGCGCATCGCCAGAAGGCTGCTCCACTTCGTCGCCCGTCAGCGCGCCGCGGGAGATGGCTTCGCGCTGGAACATGGGGGCGAGCTCGTTGCCTTCGGGGGTGACGACGGCGGTGTGGCCGCTGGTCAGCGCGATGTGCAATGGCTCGTCAGTGGGAGAGCGGAATTTCAGAGTCATGATTTTGTCCTTCAAAAAACCCGGTGGTGATCAAGCCACCGGGTATAAAAGGCCGTCGCCGGCCTGACCACTGAGAAACGGGTTAGCCCTGGGAGAAGGCTGCGCGGCCGTCCACGATGTACTGCACCGTCAGGCGCGCGACACCAGCGGTCGGAGCGGCGCCTGTGCCAGTCCACACAATGCCAATGGTCGATGGCACGGCGTACTTCTTGCCCATGGGCACGAGGGGCACGGCACCAACGGCGGTCACGTCTGCGGACTGGGCGGCATACGTGGTGTTCACCGCGGCGGCGGAACCCACCTTGTCACCGATGGAAAACTGGTCGGTGGTCGCGCTGTTGAACAGGGTGGTGATGGCCAGGTGGCCGCCGACAACGATTGCGCCTGCAGGTACGTCGATAGCGTCTTGGTAAACGCCGCTCACGATGTCTGCAAAGGTGAAATCGGCGGTTGCCGCGATGACCTCTTGGCGGCCGGAAAGTTTCTTGATGGGCATGGTGTGCTCCTACAACATCAGGGGGGAGAAGAAAAGCGGAGCCCGTAGGCCCCGCTTCGGACACTGCATTACTGCAGGTAGTGGTCCACGGACACCACGCCGAAGTCCTCGACGGACCCGTTGTAGATGCTGTAGAACTTGGGCTTGAGCAGGCCGAACATCTTGTCGATGTTGATACCCTGCTGGCTGCCGTACTGGAACGTCTTTTCGTCCCACTCGGCCGGGCCCAGGTCGGCCATGCCCAGTGCTTGCGCACCGCACAGCAGCGTGCGGGTGCCGTTGACCAGGCCGCCAGCACCCCAGCGCGAGCCAGAAGCCGCGCCCTTGGTCGTGTAGACCAGGCGGTGCTCATGGATCACAGCGCCGTCCACGGTCACGGTCGCGCCGGTGAACCATGGGGAATCGGTGCCCGCCTTGGTAGCCACAGCCACCACCGCGCGCTGGTAGTCGGCATCCTTCTTCAAGGCGGCCAGCGTGCCAGGGGCCACCAGGAGCACGTAATACTCCTTGCCACCTTCCATCAGCGGCTTGACGTAGTTTTCCTTCGCGTAAGCGATCAGGTCCACGATCATCTTGTAGCTGGGCAGGTAGCCGGTGGTGATGCTGCCCGTGGCCGAAACCTGCAGCGAGGTGCCATCCCACATCAGCGAGCGCTTGGCCGAAGGTGCGGACACGTCGGCGGCGAATGCCAGGTTGGGGAAAGGCGAGCCCACACGCGGTGCGCCGTTGTTCTGGAAGGCGTAGCTGATGCCCGACAGCGTGAGGAAAGTCAGCTGGTCGGTGCGGTTGGCCAGCCAGTAAGCCAGGCGGTCCTTGCCCATCTCGCGGAAGTTGATCACCGTCTTCTGGTCGGCCAGCTTGCCCTTGTTGCGCACGCTGTGCGTCAGCTGGTCGATGGTGATGATCTGCGAGTACGACTGCATCGACTCTTCGTTGCCTTCGCGCTCGTTGTCGCCGATCACGCCGTCTTGAACCAGGTCGGCCACCAGGTGCATGATGACCTGTTCGCCCTTTTCGGTCTTGGTCAGCTCGGTGATGCGCTGGATCATGGCGTTCTGGCCAGTGCCCAGGAAGCGCTTGCAAAACATCTGGTCGCGGGCGGCGCTCCAAACGTCACGGGACCAGACGAGTTTTTGTTGCGGCGTCAGTGCCGCGAAATTGGTAAGCATTGCATGCTCCTTGATTGGTTACGGACTAAGGCGTGCGCTGCCAATGCGAGAAACATGACTTGGGTGGCGGTCAAGAGCGCCGGGCTGTGTTTCACGTCCTGCCGTGGGGACGAAATCACCCTGGAGAGGATGGCCAGCGGGCGGGTGGTTCCCGCTGGCCCTGAGCGTTAATCGCCGCGCAGGCGCTTCTTCTCAGCCGGTGTCAGTGCCTCAAATTGCTCTTCGGTCATCTGAGCCACATTCGCTCGGGTTGCGGTTGCCCGCTGCCCGACTCCTGCCTGCAATGCCGGGGGTTGGGCGGTGGAATCCGCCGCGCCCCGCGCCAATGCAGCTGCAGGGCGAGTGTCTTTTGCAGGTGCACCCTTGGGCAAGTCCCCACTGGGGGTATCGCCTGCAGGGGCGAAGCGCGGCGCGATGGTGTTGGCAGCATCGGCCAGCGCCAGGTGTGCGGGCATCCCTGCCGCAATCTTGCGGTCACGCGCCGCCAGGATGAGCTCCAGCACATCGTCGTTCTCGGGCTCGTTCAGCCACGGGTAGGCATCCGACACGCTGTTCGCCGTGGTCTTGAGCAGCTGCTCGGCTTGGCGCTGGGTCATCTCCTGCGTCACGCTTTCCTTCGCCTGCCGCTGCAGCTGCGCATTGATCTCCTTGCGGATAGCCACGGCGGCTTTTGTGTCGCCCTCCAACAAGGCGTTCACATAGGCCTCTTCCTGTGCTTCCACGTCGAAGCCTGCGGCTGGTGCAGGCGCGGCGGTGGCGGCAGCCGGGGCAGGACTGGGCGCAGCTTCGCGCGGAGCCTTCAAGCGGTTGATTTCTTCCTGCAGCGCCGCGATCTGCGCCAGTGCATCCTTGCGCTGCTGGTTCACCTCGTTGAAACGGCCGCGCGGGATGCCCTTGGATGCGCTGCCGCCGTCGTGGCCATCAGCACCATCCTGCTCGGCACCAGCTGCTGCAGGCTGCGGATCGCCACCATCGGCCCCGTCCTCGGCATCGGCGGTGGGCGTGAAGTCATCGCCGCGGTCCAGGTGTTCAGCGCCATCATCATTGCCCGCGGCCAGGTCGATCACCTCGCCGCCGCTATCAGCGCCACCGTCCTCGATGGGCTTCATGTAGCCGCTGTAGGGTTGCAGACGGCGCTTGAGTTCTCGCATGTTCATGGTTTTCTCCTGTGGTCAACGTTATGGTTGGGTGATCAGCCGCGGGTCTGCTCGCGCGCAATGGCGTGCACAACCCCATGGAAAACGTATGCGGCGGCGCGCTCGCTGGCCGACAGCGTGGCCACGGCCGGTCCGTGCTGGGCGGTGGGGTGCATCTGCGGGTTGTTCAGGAAGGCTGCCACCTTGGCGCAAGCATGGGCCTTGTCCTTGTCGCTCAACGTCTCCCAGCCCGGCGTGGTGTAGTTACCGTAGGCGGTGTTGTGCGCCGCGACGACCTCATGGGCCACGCGGGCAATGGCCTGCACCAGGCCGTCATCTGCGGTGTTGGCGCCTGCTGGCGCTGTCGATTGCTCTTGTTCGGTGGTCATGCGCTTTTCTCCAGTGGGTTGTTCTTGGAAAGGAAGCCTTCCAGCTCCAGGGCCTTTTTCCGGGCCTCTTGCAGCGAGAAATGGGCGCGGTTCAACGCCACATCTGCATCCGTTACTGCGAGCTCAAGGAGTCGAATCCTGGGTTTCGTCCTCTCCAGCTCCCGCTCGACGGCTTCGATGACGGCATCAGGCGTGGTGGTCATGGTCTTCCTTCTCATTGGTGGTCAGTAGGTCTGGTAAATGCCGCAGTTCGCGCACAGGTGGCCATCCGGTGTGAGGTAGAACAGCTGGTTGCCGCATCCACACTCCCGAACCATCTGGCCGGGCGAAGGCGCAAACTCGAAGCGCCACCGTCCTTTCTCGCTGTGGCAAGCGGGGCAGTGCAGCGATGTGGAGCCCGTGGGCGCGACAGCAGCCCATTCGTGGCCACACCCAATGCAGAACGCCTCGCCGGCGCCGTGCTGCTCTGTGGTCGCCTCGGGCTCTGGGCGCTTGAATGGAACGACGGTCACTGTCCGATTCCCATCTCAACGCCATCCGCCTCGGGCGTTTCAATGCCATCCTCAAACCCCAGCGCCGGGCTGGTCGGCGTCAGTGGGTCCGTGTTCTGCGGGATGTTTGTGGCCATCGCCTGGGCGGCCATGCCGGCGGGCGGCTGGTTCACATAGGGCGCAGCGTCCTGGTCCTCGAATCCCAGCGTGCCCAGCAGCTGGTCGGCAGAGCCTGTCACCAGCGGATTGCTCGCCAGAACCTGGGCGCTCTGCATCGTGCTGTAGACCGTGCGGCCCCGCACCTCCACCGTCTCGTTGCGCACCTTCTCGGTTTCGGCCTTGACCTTCTCGGCCTGGGCGGCTTTCAGGGCTGCCTCGGCTTCGGCGCGCGGGTCGGGTGGCGGGGTGGCAGCACCCTCCATCTGCGACACGATTTCGTGCTTGTCGGTCAGGTTTGAGTAGCGGATCACCATCGCATCGGGGATGTTGATGCCCTTCTCGCGCATCTCGATGGCCTGCTGGAACTGGCTGTTTTCAAACGTCACCTGCATCGGCTGCTCGGTGATCACCACGTCGTACTCGCCCACGGTCACGTCGTAGAGGTAGGTGTTCGTCTCAGGGTCGAACTTGTTGATCTCCAACAGCTCTTCCTTTGGCTTGCCCGTCATGGGGTCCGTTTCGGTGATGCGGAACACCCGGTAGCTGTCGTAGTAGCGCTGGATCAGTTTCAGGATGCGGGTGGCCAGCATCTGGCGCGTGTACGCCAGGTTGTCCAGTGGCACGGCCATCTGCTGCTGGCTGGCGAACTGCTTGGCCTGGATGGCCACACCAGAAACCTCGGCGCCCTGCTGCCCGCGCATGGCCTCGGGCACGGTCGCATCCTTCAAGGCCTTGGTGGCGCGGTCGATGAGCTTGTCCACCCCAGACGGGATCTGGTTCGGCTGGATCTTGTCTGGCTTGGTGCTGCCCTTCTTGTACTCCACCACCAACCCGGTCTTGGCACCCACGTCCTGCAGCTCTTCGGTGTCCATGTTGGTCAGCGAGTCCTCTTCAACGATCCAGCCGCTGTTGGCGCTGGTGTTGATGATGTGGACGTACTGGCTCACCGCCTTGTTCAGTGCTTCCTGCGGGCCGATGGCGTCATCCACCATGCCGCCGGTCTTGCCGCGGCGGAAGTAGGCGAAGTACGGCACTACGGTGAAGTGGTCGTAAGGGCTGTAGCCTTCGTGCAGCGTGGTGCTGAACGTGCTCACGATCCACTTGATCCGGCGGCGCATCCGCCGGGCCTTCACTGCGCCCTGGTTGAGCGCGTCGGCAATGGATTCCTCGGACATGTTCGCCACGATGGCGATGTCGCCGCTCTCGGGGAACACCAGGCAGTCCGTCTTTTCGTAGATGGAGATCTGCCGGTCGATCACGCGGTAGCGCTTGAGGCCATCGCCGCCCATGATGAAAGCGTCGAACAGACCCACATTGCGGTCGCTGCCGAACTTGTTGCGGCGCACCTCGTCGTCGGTTTCGCCATAGTCCTGGCCATCGTCGCCCGATGCCTCGGCCTTGTCGCGCGCCTCGCGGCCCCACAGCTGCTCGATCTCGTCCAGCGTCAGCCAGCGCGAGACGACCACATCGCCCCACTTGTCAGGGTCGTAGCTCTTGGCGTCCGGGTCTGGGATCACATCGCGCGGGTCCAGATTGAAGATGGCCACATCGCCCTTCATGTTCCGGTCGAAGTCCATGCGGATGTCGAAGTAGCCGCGTTGCTCGATCAGCCCATCGCTGTAGACCTGCGTTTCCACCCAATGCAGCTTGGTGGCGTCGGCAATCTGCATGGCCACCTTGGACAGAATGGTGGCCGTGTCCATGTCGCCCTTTTGGCCGCGCGGCTTGAATGCGATGTCCATGCGGTTCTGGATCTGGTAGCCGATGGCGCTGTTCACGCTGGGCTTGACCTCGTTGAACTCATAGAACGGCCGGCCCTGGCTGCGCAGGATTTCCTTGTCCGCATCGCTCCACTGCTGGCCGCCGCCCATATACATACGTTCACACAGCTCGGCGCGCTCGGTGTACTCGATGTGGCCGCGGTCCTTGCCGTACTGGTAGCGGGCCCAGTTCTCGCGGGCGCTTTGGTCGTTTGCCATGGTGTTCAAGCGGCCTGCGCCGATCCCTGTGATGTAGTTCTGCTCTTGAGGCGGTCGCGCCAGCTGCGGGGGCGCTCGCCCTTGGCGTACACCTCTCGATACCCTTGCGCGAACTGCCGGAAGGCATCTGCTGGGTTGCTCGCGGCGTCGTGGCGCGGATGGTCGGCCCACACACCCAGGCGCTTGTTCCATTCCTTGCGATAGGACTGCAGGCCCGCCAGCCCGGCAGAGCACCCGGCTTCGTCAAACCAGCAGTTCGAGAACACGTTGCGCACCATCTGGATTCCGGTCGTGACCGCCTCGATGCGATCCACGATCTCGATGTTCTTCAATCCCAGATCTGCCAGCAGCTCGGCGTAGGTCTTGGTCGATGCGGCCTGAATGCGGCGGGCGTTGCCGTCGTGTGGCAGGTAGTGGCGCCCCCAGACCCACCCGGTTTTCTGCATCTCGGCCACGTAATGCGCTGGCGCCTCGCCGCTGTTGCCGTAGGTTTTGATCCAGCAGTGGCGCAAGCCCACGCGCTGGTGGAACCAGATGAAGTTTTCGTCGTTGAGTCCGATGTCCCAGAAGGTGTCCACTGGCACACCAGGCATGTACGGCACCCGGGTGATTCGGCCTTCCTTGCGGGCCACAGCCAGCTGCACGGCGTAGTAGGTGCCCTCGGTGGATACCTGAAACGCCTCCTCCGGCGTGCTCGGGTACTCCTGCCACATCAGCTCAGGGTCGCCGCCGAAGTCGTTGTCGCGCGTGGCCACGTACCAGGCGCGCTGTTCCGCCTTGATGGGCTGCCCTACCAGGGCCTCCACCTTCTCGAAATACTCCCCGTCCTTGGCCGTCATCAACACCGTTTGCGGATTGACGCGGTACTCGGGGGCCTCCCACCATGGGAAGAAGTGGAATCGGTAGTCCCGCTCGGACAGCTCTTTGCCCTGCTGTGCACAGGCCATGGCCTTCTGCGTCATGCGGAAGAACTCACCTTCGCGGCCTTCGGCGGTGGACTCGATGATGGTGATGCCACTCAACGGCACGGCCGGCAGTGAGCCGGTCACAACTTCCCGGGCCTTGTCTGGGAACTTGGCGCAGATCTTCCCGAACTCGGACACATGCAGGCGGTGGATGGTCCCTGAGCGCATCGACGTTGCCACGCGGATGCTGCTGTTGTTGTGCCCGAACAGAAGTTCGCTGGCGCTGTCACGGGCCAGCGGCATGATGGATTTCAGCGCCTCGGGCAGGTGGTCATATGCCAGCTTCACCTTGTCGCGAAAGATGGCCTCGGCCGCCTCGCGGTCCTGCGCGATGATCCCGCAGCGCTGGTTTTCGTTGAACAGGGCGTGGTCCAGCCACAGGATCGCTACCAGGGTGGTAAACCCAAGCTGGCGGGCCTTGAGGATCACATTGCGGTGCCAGAGCTTGCCAATCAGGCGCTTCTGGGCGCGGTTCGGCCTGAACGGCACCACCGTGCCCTCGCCGTCATCCGTCTTCACCATGATCTTGTAGAGGTGCCCAGAGCACAGGCGCCACATGGGGTCGGCCAGACACCGCAGCAATTCGGCTTCGCCAGATGGAACGAAGTCGAGAGGAATGGTCACTTGCCGGACTCCTTGCTGTCGCGCACGACAGGAAGGGCACTGCTCTTCATCGCGGCCAGCATGGCAAGAATGGGGTTGGACTTCTGGTCGTTGTCCTTCTCGTACATCCCCAGGATCTTGGAAGCCTGGTCCAGCGCCACATTCTTGTTGGCGATCTTGTACTTCTTGACGTGGCCCACCAGCACCCGGTTCTCGCCTGAACCCTCCCACTCTTCCAGCACATCCAAGCCCACGATGCAGGCCGCCGTGTCGTCGTCCAACTCGGTGATGGGTAGTGGGTTGCCGTCCTTGTCGAACATCTTGCGAGGATCGAAGAAGGCGATTCGGGCGATTTCCCGCTGCACGCGCTCCTTGGTCAGCTCCATGGCGGCAAGGCGCTCGTCCTGGCGCGCGGCAATTTCTGTGTTCTTCGCCGCCAAAAGACTTGCGATCACAGGTTTCTTTAAGTTTTCCTGCCCGATCACATGGGCCGTCTTTGCGCTGTAACCCGCTGCCAGCGCGGCTTGCGTGGCATTTCCGGAAATCAGGTATTCCGCTACAAACTTGGCCTGTTTCGGCAGCAAACCATTCACGCGAGCACCCACGGAACGCCCTTTTTTGGCGTCCGCAGAAGTCTTTTTGCTGGGTGTCACAGGTTTTCCTGTGCTTTTACTTGGCATGGCCCCAGTGTTCCGAGTGCCAGCCTCATCGTCGAACCCTACTGGGGGTGTTCAATCTCCCAGTTCAGCACCAGCGCCCAGCATGGTGGCAGCGGCCATCCGAAAGTCGATTTCAGCACGCCGCTTCACCATCGCCAGCACTGCTGATTCATCAGGCCTGGTTGGTGCGGGATTGGACAAGCATGGCGCCGGGGTCCGATAGAGGTGACGCCAAAGCCGACCGCCTGCGGTTGCCCCCTCTGCGAGCACCTCCATGGTGAAGCCACCGTTGGTGATGTTGGTTGTGAACGTGAGACTCATGCCGCGCCTTCACACCGGTACTGCGGAACCAGCGTGGGAACCATTACCTTGCCCACCATGTTGTTGATGGTCATGAAGCCGCTGAAAACCCAGCGCCCGCCGCGTTCTTCGCAGGTGGCACCCCTGTCGGAGATGGCCACCAAGACAGCGCACAGCACAAGGCCTGCACACACCGCGAGTAGCACGCAACTCCCGGTGCTCAAAGGGCGCTCCCCAGCAGATCCATCTGCGCCTGCGCGCCCTTGCTGTCCAGCAGCTTGCGCACCTCGGCCTCCAGCGCCTTGCGGGCGGCCCGCTCCTTGCGCAGCTCGGCCAGCATCTCAGCCATGGCCACGCCAGTCTCCCGGCCGAACTCGATGTTGCTGTACTGCACGATGTCGCCAGCCAGGCGCTTTGCCAGGGCCCGGCGCTCCTGTGGCCACATCCGCATCTCGTCGTCGCCCAGCTCGATGATCGTCAACCCATCTGGGAGATCTGTGACCGTCATTGCCCGGGGCGCGGGCATCTGGTCGATGATCTCCACCACCCCGGCGACAGGGCGGCGCAGCTGGCCGTCCTCGACCATGCGGTTCAGATGATCATCAATCGTGACCAGCTTCAACCCGGTGACTTCGGCCAGCACTTGGCGGGTTGCAATCTGTTGCTGCGCGCGCAGGTCCACAAGCGCGCCCCAGATGATCTGGCGGGTAGTACGTTTCTCTTCGGTGGTAGTGCTCATCATCATGCTCCCCGGTACAATTGAATTGCTCAGGTCCAAGACCGGGAAGGCCACCTTCGGGTGGCTTTTCTTTTTTTCAGTCGTCGGGCACGGGCACGCCCTTCGGCCACAACCCCAGCGCCAGCAGCTTGCGGCGCGTGTCAGCTGCCCATGCGGGCTCCAGCTCGCGGCGCACGGCCTTCGTGAACATGGCGCCCTGGTCCAGCTTTGCGTGGCATCCCACCTCACCCGGGCGCGGCGCGCAGGCGGGGAACAGCGTGAGGTCGCACGCTTTCATGCCCATGCCCTTTCCCTGGTTGGCGTGGGCGGCCTGGGAATACCCATACACCCCGCAGATCACGCAGGGCAGGCTGGCCACTGCGCGGCGCAGGGCTTCGCTGCGTACCGGGGCGGTCTTGGCAATCGGCGGTGCTGCCGTGGTACTCGAAACCATCTTTGAGGCACGCGGCACTGCGGAATTGATAGCGCGCTGCGCACGATCCGCAAGGCGCTTCTCCCTTCCGCCTTCTGCCTGCGCTTTGTCCACAAGGGCCATGAACATCCGCGTGTTGGCGTGGTCTGTAAGAATCTGCCTGCATTCCGCACGCAGCTCTGACACGGTTTTGAATCCGGTGCGCTTCACTCGTTGAACCCCCGCAAGATCGTTTCGATCATGGTGATGCGGTCCACGGGCGACAGGTGCCGCCACAGCGTGCGGCCGGCGTGCTCCGTGCGCAGGAAGTCCACGGCATCGTTGTGGAACTGCTCCATGGCGCCCTGCTCCAGACTCGCGTAGCTGGTCGAATCAGGCACCGGAAACACGCCACCCTTCGGGCCGGGATACCACTGGCAGTGCCCTGCCCCCACCTTGAGCCAGTCGCGGAATCCCTCGAAATTCTCGAAACGTTCCTGGCTCTCGAAAACCGCTTGCTCCATCGCCATGTGCTTGCGGTGGTACCAGCCCACGCGGGCTTGGTGGGTCTTGATGGCGACCATTTCGCCCGGCTCAAGGCGCAGGATGTTGGACCACAGGCGGCGCCACTGCTTCTTTCCGCGCTCGCCCAGGCCGTCCACGATGCCGAAGATGACGCGGCGGGCCACGGCCTTGTCCGCCTCGGTGATGTGCACAGGCTCTTGGCGCACCAGGGTGATTTCAGCCACGGCGCACCTCCACCTTCACCAGCCCACCCACCTCGTCGGCCTTGCTGATCGTCAGGCTCCAGCGCTTGTCGTCCACCCCCAGCACGTCGGCCAGCCCGTCCAAGCCCGACTTCATGCGCGCCAGGCAGTTGTCCAGGTCATGCGCGCGGCGGTTCGGTGGCACGAAAACAAGCGTCAGGTGCAGGCGGTCGGCTTCGATGCGCTGGGCGCCCTGCTCTTTCACGGTCCAGGCGCACGCGGCGCGGTAGGCCTTCTTGGCACGGGCCAGCTTTGACCAGTGCCCGCGGGCGTTTGGACTCAGGTCGGCCGGTGGCCACGGCAGGGTGAAGTGCAGCGGCTCAACCATGGCGGCGTATCCAGTCCAGATAGGCAGACATCGCCGTGAAGCCCAGGCCGATGTGCTTGTTGCGGATGCCCCGGATTCCGCAGTGCCAGATGCCGCGGATCTTGATGATGCGGGGCTTCACGCGGCCACCTTGTCACGGCTTGGCACTGGTGCCCACTGCAGGGTTTCGTCCTGGGCGTCAGCGCCAGGGTCGCGGATGGGGCGCAGCTGGGCGTCTTGTGCCATGGCCGCTTCGACAAGTTCGCCGTTGGTCGCAGTGAAGAAAATGAATCCCTCCACTGCCCAAACATCAGCGTCCTCGCTCAATCCGATGCGCCGACCGCATTTCGTTGGCGCGAAATCGCCCTTCTTCATCAGGCGCAGGCAACGAACAACGCGGCCTGCGCTCAAGTCTCCACGGATGGCAATCGCCAAATCCCCAGGTTTGCAGTTCATCGTTTTTTCCTCGTTTCCTTTTCCGGCTCCGGCGCCAGCTGCCACTCGGGCAGCTTCTCCATCCGCCGTATGTCCGCCTCGGGCAGCCCCAGCGCCATCGCCTGGCGCAGCGCCACCCCGCACCGCTGGTTGCAGTCCCGCGATGCCAGCGGGGAATCCGTTTTGAACAGCACCCGTTTCAGGTACTGGATGCGCCGGGCCGCGCAGTACAGGCAGCCGTCCGCGAACATCCGGTGCTGGTGCGGCGCCTCGCGCGCTTCGTCGCAGCACTCGCACATTCATCGCGCCCCCCGGGCAAAGCGCCAGCGGCCGGCCGCGTTCTTTTCGATGGCACCCTTGCGCGCCATCTCGGCCATGTGCCACTGAGCGCCGCCCGGGTACATGTCGAACTTCGTGGCCACGGTGGTGACGGGCGGCAGCTGGTCGTTTTCGGCCAGGTACTCGCGCATGAACTCCAGCATTTCCAGCTGGGTCGGCGTCAGGGCGGACTCCTGCTTTCCTGCGGCGGGCATGGAAGGCCAGCGGTTTTTTGCTGGCGCAGGTTTGGCACGGCCGCGCAGACGGGCGGCAATGGCGTTGGCTTCGGCCATGTAGCTCACGCGAGATCCCCCAGGATGCGCAGTGCGCGGCGGATCTGGCGCAGCGGCACGGGGCCACCGTCGCGGGCTTCATCGAGCACCGAATGCGCCCAAGCTGCCGCACGGTCGCGGCTGTCACGCAAGGTCAGTTCCATGCCATGCGCCCTTCCATGCCCAGTGCCTGACGTGCAGACTTCAAGGCGTAAGGGGTAACGCGGTCGCCCGCTTTCTCCCGCTCCACGATGCGGCGGGCCCATGCGTTCGGGTCTGCGGCCGGCGCAAGCGCCTGCTTCAACCCCGTCTGCTTTGCAATCTGCTCGGCCACCACGCGCTCATCCGCCTTCGGTGCAGGCAAGGCCTTGAACTCGGGCAGCGGGCAGCTGTTGGCCAGCGTGCGGAACTGGGCCACATTCGGGCAGCGCTCGGGCAGGTGGCGCAGGGCGTAGCGCAGCGGCTCCAAGTTGGTCGCAAAGCCGGAAAGCTCGCTGCCCCAATCGGACTTCACCAGGTTCATGTCCAGGCCGTCCCACTGGCGCAGCCACACCGCGCCATAGCGCACAGCCAGCTTCGCAAAGATGGCGTCGATCACTTCGGAAAACGATTCGTTTTGCATCACATCACCTGCAGTTGTTGGGGTGCGGGCGTCACGTCAACGACATCGCCGCGCATGAACCGCTGGGCGGCATCGAAGGCACTGCCCGGGGCCTTGCGGGCAGCCATGGGTGCGACTTCCTCCACCCGCTGGCGGGCAGCGCGCTGGGCGTAGGTTTCGACCGGGGCATCGGGCTGCACGTTTGGCAACGGGGCCGTGGCTGCATCACGGCGGCGCCCTTCTGCCGATGCCAGCGCGTAGGCGAACGGCTTGCCCTTGGACACAGCATCAGCTGCAGCGGCCACCAGCTCGGGCACCGTGATGCCAGCCTCCAGCAATGCCGTCAGCTTCGGGTTTGACGGGTTCACCCCCGCCATGCCTGCAGCCTTCATCGCCATGCAGGCCTCGCCTTGCAGCGTGCGCGCTACACCCTCGTTAGAGGGTGTTAATTGGTTATTGGTTATTGGTTCTTGGTTAGTTTTCAATCCGGTTTCCAATGGGGTGCCAGCGGGTTGCGGATCGGAACCAGATGGAAACCCACTGGGTTTTTCTTCGGGGCCGGATTGCTTGCGTGGCCTGCCACCGCGCTTACCGTTCGCTTTCGCGGTTTCGGCTTTGATCTGGTACTCCGCAATCACGCGATCGCACACCTCATTGCGATAGCCCTGGTCGCCCTTCACGAACTTGAATCGAAGCAGGCTCTCGACAATGCGGCGCTCGTCCTCGGCCTCAACGCCAATGGAGTAGCACAGGGCTTCAAAGTCGGTGGTCAGCGGCTTTTCGGTGTCGTAGTACACATCCAGCAGGTCGCGGTAGATCCACCGCGTTTGCCGGCTCATGTTCGCGGTGCCCGAACGGAAGTCACCGATGTGAAAGGGGTAGTAGTTCATGTGCCCACCCATCCCGGCGCCAGCGTGCCGTTGCCGCGCGAGCGCTGAAAAAGCACCTCACTGCGGCGGATATGCCCTCCGCGTGCGGCCTGCGTGAAGATGGCACCCCACGCGCGAAGATCCTGGGGCGCAATGCCCCGCTTGAGGGCCGCCAGCGTCACCTGCTCACTGCTGAAAGGCTGGCCCTTGTGCTTGCGCGCAAAGCGGATCAGGAAGCCCAATGCGTCCTCATCAAAGCGGCGCGGAGCTGGGCCGCCAAAGAGATCGGTTTGTGCGGCGGCGGTCATTTCGCCACCGCCTTGTTGTCGCCATATGCGCGAGGCGCCATGGTCACAGTGCGGCGGCCGTTGCGGTCGAGCGCCTGGTGCACATTGCCCTGCTTGGGCGCGGCGCTGCTGTTGGTTTTCTTAGGCGGGATGGCGGGGATGTCGAGATCCGGGCCGCGGGGGCGCACCGTGAGGAACGGGCTCAGGCAGGATGTGTTACCCATGGCTGGCCGCTCCTGATTCGGGGGCCCCAAAATGACCTATGAGCTTCGTGAGCGCCTGGATACGCTTCTCGTCATGGCTCACCTTCTCCACCACCATCTGCCGGTAGCTCTTGCCGTGCACCATGACGTACACGCAATCCCGCAGGGCGCAAGACGGATCAATCCCGCGCATGGCGCACTGCTGCAAGAACAGGGTGTGAGTGTGTTCATCGACCTTCGTTTTCAGGTCGTGGTCCAGCTTGCCCAAGGGGCCGGCAATGCCGCGGGAGAACGCGGGCAGACCGTCGTCGGGTGCGGCGTGAGCGTCTTGGTCAAGCACCATGCGTGACCTCCTTGGCTTCGGCTGCGTCGTCCGAGTGAGCCAAATAGGCAAACACGGGGCCGACGACAATGGATGCAGCAACAACGCGGAACAACCACCCGTCACCCAAAATGAAGCCGACGATTGCCAGCGCAAACAGATGGATTGCAAGGAAGGCACTGTTGCAAGTGCGCCAAAAACGCTTCTTGCGGGCGGCGGCGTTACTGCACTGGCCCAGGTTTGTGGGCGTGGCCACTGCGCTTTTGATGTTGAATTTATTCATGGACAAGAGCCCCGCGCAGGTATGGGCACGGGTTGGTTACGTAGCGGTTGCCCTCGGATACGTCTGCATGGATTTGCACTTCAGACGCTTGCAGCTGAAGCGACGTACCGCACGAGGGAGCTGGAAGAAGAAGCCGCGCGTGGCTGGTCACTGAAGTCATGCGACCTCCCTGGCTTCGGCTGCGGGGGTCGGCTTTGCTTGGGCTGCGATGTAGTTGGCGCGCGCTGCAAGGGCCGCATCAGGCGTCAAGTAGGACCCGACGTACTTGCTGCCCACCATTACCTGGTATCGATCCGCGCGCCCATCTTTGCCCTTGATGTGGGCATAGCCGCGACCGCGAAGAAGCTCATGCTTCTGGGGGTTGGCTTCGAGATATGCAGTCCTAGCAGCCACGGCTTCGGCTTCGGATTTGAAGAATCCGAGGCGTGTTTGGCCGACTTTTGCGAGCCAAGCCATCTCGCGGCCCGGGTACAGGCAATAGACGCCCCGGTTAGCCTTGACCTTGCCCTTCCACTGCTTGACGGCTTCCTTGCTGTTCTCTGTCGCAAGCTGGATGTGCACGTTGCCCATCTCGTAGCAACCTGTGTCGCTGACACGAGACATCACGTACTTGCCTTTTCCTCTTCCCCGAAGGTGCAACTTCCCGCTGGCTTGCCAGATGGCGAACCATTGACCAAAGCTCAGCTTCCAATCAATCCCGCGGATCCGGGCGTGGTTGCGTTGCTGCTGGAATGCGTACGTCACACCATCTTTTCGCAGCTGCTCCACCACTGCGCGCGGCAATCCGTACTTTGCAATGCTCCGCGCTTCCTTGTCCTGCTCACGGGCCAGCGCCTGGGCTGCGGCTACGACGGACTTACCTCCGTCAATAGACTTGACGCCTCGCTTGCCAATCAACTGACGGACGCGCTCCCGAGTGATGCCGAATTGGTCCCCAATCTTTTGCAGCGTGACCCCTTGGCGATACATGCTCACCATCTTTCCGATGCGAGCTTGGCGCCCCTCAGTCAATGGGCTTCTGTACCCGCGCTTGAGCTTCACGCCAATTACGCGGGCGGCAAAGCGAACGGCGCTAGGCTTCATGCCCAACTCGATCGCAATTTCATCGGGAGTTTTCCCGGCTTCTCCAAGGATCATCAACTTCGCATCCCGATCCTTGCGGGCGATATCCAGTCGCTCCAACTTGAAGCCTGCAGCCCGCGCCCAGGCGTACACCGCTCCAACCGCTATCTTTTCAATCGACGCGATCTCCTTGGCGGTTTTGCCCTCATGAGCAAGGGCCTCGATTCGAGCGTCCCGCTCAATCAAACGTGTGGTGCGGCCGGTCATGCAGCTTCCTTCGCGGGAGCCAGAAACACATCTGGCCGAACAGCCTTTAGGTACATCAGCCGCGCCTTCGGGATCTCCCGCTGCTCGCCGGTTTCTGGGTCAATCCCAAACCACTGCGACACCGCTTGCGGCGTGCACTCGCAGAGTTTTGCGACTTCGGATGTGCCGCCAAGCGCGGCGATGATTTTTTCGTGGTCCATGCCGCTATTAAAGCATGCTTTACGCAAAAACGGCAAGCATTCTTTATGGCGGGTTGTGTAAGCTAGCTTTATGTCCTACGGCCAACGACTTAAAGAAGCTCTCGATCACTCTGGCAGGGGTCGCAAAGAGCTTGCCGAGGCAATTGGCCGATCTGTTCAGGCGGTTGGCGATGTTCTCAATGGGAAGTCAAAAGCGTTTACCGCAGAGAACAACGCCAAGGCGGCCGAATTCTTGAGAGTCGATTCGTTCTGGCTTGCCACAGGCAACGGCGAAATGAAGGCGGCACCTCAGTCGAATGTCACCCCCGCCCCTATCGGAGCCCGCAGCGTCCCCGTCATCAGCGCCATCCAGGCGGGCATGTGGTGCGAGATCGTTGACCAGTTCCAGCCAGGCGATGCCGACGAGTACCTGATGACCGACCTGGAGCTGTCGGCCCACGCCTTCGCGCTGACCATTCGCGGCGACTCCATGCTGCCCGAGTTCAACCCCGGGGATCGGGTCATCATCGACCCGGATGTGGCCCCACACCCAGGCGACTTCGTGGCGGCCAAGAACGGTGAACAGGAAGCCACGTTCAAGAAATACCGCCCGCGCGGCATGGATGCCAGCGGGAACATGGTGTTCGAGCTGATTCCGCTGAATGACGACTACCCCACCCTGCGGTCAGACATCGAGCCCATCAGGATAGTGGGGACTATGGTTGAGCACCGGAAATATCGGCGCCCGCGGTAACTGACGCAATCCACCTCCAACTTTTTCAGCGAGGGAATCGCGTGCCAGACATAGCATCCATCAGCGCAGCATGGTCAAGCATGAAGGCGGCCAGCGAGCTTGCAAAAGCGCTGTTTGACTCAAAAGTCGATGCCGCGGCAAAAGACCAGATTCTTGAAATGCGCGGCCTGATCGCCTCATCGCTTGATGCCGTCATCACGGCCAAGGAGGAACTCCAGGCGGCGCGCGACGCGGAGCGCGAGGCTACAGACAAGCTGGTCCGCTACGAGAATTGGCTTAATGAAAAGACTCGCTACCAACTCACCACGCCACCCGGGAACCCTACGGTATACGCCTTGAAAGAGGCCCAGTGCAATGGTGAACCCCCTCACTACCTTTGCGCAAACTGTTATGAGAGCGCGAAGAAAGCGATACTCCACGGAGGCAGATCGGTGCAAGGGTTCTCCACCTGGAACTGCCCCAGTTGCAAAACCGTGTATCCGACACGCGCCCGAGGCGATGTGACGGCCGATTACGCGCAAACATAGCCAAGCCATACAGCTCCACACAACCGCCCACTGAGGCGGTTTTTTTACGCCCGGCGGTTGCTGGGCGTGGAGGGAGTGTAGCCGGACTACGTGAAAAACTAAAGAATGCTTGACCTATTGAAATAAAGCATGCTTTAATCCACCCATCGCAGCAGTGAACACAGCGCGAACCGGCCAGATGGTCAACCGGCGTCGAAAGATGGGAAGGCAGAAGAGGCAAACGCCCGCTGCTGTGGAGCCATGAAGGTGCTTCCCCTGCGCCGCGAAGGATGGGGAATAGTGAGTCTTGGAGCCGGGAAACCGGGAACAGCCAGGACGAAAACCAGAGCGCATTGCACCAGTGCGCTGTGGTTTCAACCAAGGAGAGAAACGTGCACGTCGTAATTGAAAAAAACGTACCAATCCCAACCCACGCCTTCAAAAAAAAGGGGCTCTCAGCGATGTTTCGCGCGATGGAAGTTGGCGACTCATTTTCAATACGCGAAGACCATCGCGCAAATTTGACCACCATGGCAAAGAGGGTGGGCATTCGGGTCACAGTCCGGAAAATTGACGCTGGAATGTGTCGCGTATGGCGCGTGGAATAGCAGTAGATGCCCTGGAAACAGGGCCATCAGATAGCAGCCTTGCTCCATTGCTTCGGCGGTGGTGAACAGACTGGCCCAGTAGCAGGGTTGCTTTCTGATGGTGAATGCGCAGTTGCGATGCGCCGTGACTGCAAGCACGTTAAAGAGCCTGAACACTTTGCAGGTGTCGTCAATGGCTAGGCCCTATGGGGTCGATTGCCGGACAAGCAACCGGCCACCATCTTCATTCCCCCCTCCCCTGCCCCGCGCAGGGTTCGCCCACCTCGCGTGGGCTTTTTTCATTCTCCGGCCATGCCAGCAGACGCAACCATCCCCCAGGCGCCGAGCGAGCGCCACGGCAATGCCAGCCAGCCCTACCCGTGCCACGCGGCGCCCGAGCCGCCCAATGCGGATTGGGCCATCGACTATGGCTACTGCCGCACCAGCCTGGACCACCAGCCACCGGGCGCCAGGCACGGCAGCACAGACCCGCGATGCCCGCGCGACTGTCAGCACAAAGCGCCCGAGCGGGTTGCGGTGCTGTTCACAAAAACGTTCGCCTGGAACGGGGCCAGGGCAGCTGCAAAGCTGGCCAAGGCCCACCGAGACAAGAGCAAGTAGATCAACCAGCCCGCACACCGCGGGATTTTTTACGCCCACATCAAGGAGAGCCCCATGGTGGCCAAAACCACGCACGGCATGACCAATACGCGAGCCTTTGTGACTTGGCACAGCATGGTCAACCGCTGCCATCAGCCCAACTGCAAAACCTATCGCACCTACGGCGCCAAAGGCATCACCGTCTGTGACCGCTGGCGCAACTCCTTCGAAAACTTCTTTGCCGACATGGGCCACCCGCCTGACGGCTGTTCGCTTGATCGCATTGACAACACGCTCGGGTATCAGCCGGATAACTGCCGGTGGGCTACGAAGCGAGAGCAGCAAATCAACCGCAGAAACACGGTGTTCCTCACGCTCGGTGAGCAGACCAAGGCACTGATTACGTGGGCTGACGAACTTGGAATCAGCCATATCACGCTCACGACCCGCCTGAATCGCGGCTGGACACATGAGCGGACATTGACAACCCCGGTCGCAAAGAAAGGCAAACGCCATGAATAGCCAAGTGCACCCCGTCATGCAGCAAGCGCTGCAGCCATTTCGCCCGCTGACGCAGGCCGAACGCGAAGCCATCGCAGCAGTGCAGGCCCGCCAGCACGCCGAGGACCAGCGACGCCAGCACCGCGCGCTGCAGGACCAGCAGCAATATCTGCACAGCACCGGGGTGCTGTCGTGAGCGGCGCGACCACGCAATGGGCGAACCGGCTATTCAAACAAAGTTCGCAATCATCACCACTGCAGGCATTGGTTGCCAAGCTGCCGCCAGCGCCACCATCAGCGCGCGACCTCATCATCCCCCCCGAACTGGCGCGCGAGATGGAGCTGATCGACGCATACGCGGATGACGTTGAGGAATACGGCCACGGCTCTGACCACACACTGAAATCGCTCAGGGAGTTGGTTGCCCACCTTTTGCAAATCAAGAAAGAAGGTTCGGTATGAGCGCCGCGCACTCACCCGGCCGCCTGCGCGCCTTCACCTTGTACGCCGAGCCTGAATTGCGCGACGAGGCCGGCAATCTGGTTGCGGTCGTAACCCGCTATAAGGACGCCAACGCCCGCCGCCTGGCCGCCTGCTGGAACGCCTGCGCCGGCATCCCCACCGCGCAGCTGGAGCTGGCCGCCAGCTGGGGCGACATCATCAAAGCCGCTGTCGTCAGCGTGCCGACACACACCGGAGATGCGACATGCACGACCCCCTCACCTACCGCTACAAGCGCACGCTGATAGACGCCTTCGGCTGCGATGCCACCCAGGCGGTGGCGATCCACAAATACAAACCGCCCATGCACCGGCGGTTTTTTTACGCCCTGATTCGCACGGGCTGGGCCGTGGGCGTGGTAGCGCTGGCTGCCGTGGTGCTCACTGGCTGCAGCGGCGACATGCGCCACGAGCAGGCCCAGGCGAAGGAGCTGCAGGCCATCCAGCAGGAGCAGGAAGCGCAGGCCAGCCGTGACTTTGTGGCCCGGCAGGTGTGCGGCGAAGCCCGCGCGCAGTGGATCTCCGACAAGACGCTGTATTGCGAGCCACGCAGGGGCAAGGCCTACAAGGCATCGGTGCAGCTGCCATGAAAACAGCCGCCGCCATCGCCCTGTGGCTGGCAGCCACCGCTACCGGCACCGCACTGCTGCTGGTGGTCATCTACGGGGCCTGAGCGCCCCACAACACATCAAATCACCGAGGTTCACATGAGCGCACTGACACAGACCGAAAACACCGCAGTTACTCCCCGGGGCATGGCCTTCGACCTGAGCCCCCAGACCTTCGACCAGGCGATGAAGTTCAGCCAGATGCTGGCCGATTCAGAGCTGGTGCCCAAGGACTTCCGGGGCAAGCCTGGGAACTGCCTGATTGCCATGCAGTGGGGTTCCGAGTTGGGATTGAAGCCACTGCAGGCCCTGTCCAACATCGCAGTGGTCAACGGCCGCGCCGCGCTGTGGGGCGATGCGGTCATTGCCCTGGTGCGCAGCAGCCCGCTGTGCGAATACGTGCAGGAATCGGACGACGGCTACACCGCCACCTGCCGCGCCAAGCGCCGGGGCGAGCCTGAGCAGGTGGTGACGTTCAGCATGGACGACGCCAAGCAGGCCGGCCTGGCGGGCAAACAAGGCCCGTGGACGCAGTACCCCAAGCGGATGCGCCAGATGCGCGCCCGGGCCTTTGCCCTGCGTGACGTGTTCCCCGACGTGCTGCGCGGTATGCCGGTGGCCGAGGAAGTGCAGGACATGCCCACCGAGCGCCACATGGGCGAGGTGGAACAGGTGCAGCGTGCAGCTCCCGCCACGCCCCAGCCCGCGTACACCCCCGAGCAGTTCGCCCAGCTGCTGCCCACCTGGCGCGCGGCAATCGCTGCACGCAAGGCCACGCCAGACAGCGTGATCGGGAAGATCAAGACCAAGGGCACGATGACCGCAGAGCAGGAGGCGGCCATTCGCGCCCCCATTGAGCAGCCAGCGAAGCAGGCCGAGCCCGTCACCGATGTGCAGCCCAAGGGCGAACCGTCAGCCATGACCGAGCAAGCAGTGGGCGACCGCCTCAACAACTCCGCCACCCTGGACGCGCTGTACGAAGCGGCCGACCTCATCAGCGCGGTGATCGACGCCGAAGCCCGACAGCGGCTGACCGCCTTCTTTGAGCAACGCAAGTTCGCCCTCGAATCCGAATAACCGGCGAATTTCGCTACCGTATCAATAGCAGCCAGCGCTTATTGCATATGCGCTGCACGCCAATTTCATAGGATTTTTCATGTACACACCTCTTGAAAACGCCCCGCAGGGTTCCGCAGCCTGGCACGCAGCACGGGCCAAGCATTTTTGTGCCTCGGAGGCCGCCGCAGCCCTGGGCCTATCCAAGTACACGACCCGTGACGAGCTGCTGCGCCAGAAGGCAACCGGCATCACCGAGGAAGTCGGCGCCGCCAAGCAGCGCATCTTTGACGCTGGCCACGACGCCGAGGCGCTGGCCCGCCCGATTGCCGTGGGCATCGCGGGAACCGAGCTGTTCCCAGTTGTGGGCACGCGCGAAGTGGATGGCATGGCGCTGCTGGCCAGCTTCGACGGCATCGACATCCTGGACGAGTTGATCTGGGAAAACAAGCTGCTGAACCAGTCCCTGCTGCAACAGGTGCAGGCTGGCGACCTGGAGCCGCACTACTGGCTGCAGCTGGAGCACCAGCTTCTGGTCAGCGGCGCATCGCGCGCCCTGTTCACCACCAGCGACGGCACGCCCGATGGCACGCACCCGCTGTGGTACGAGTCCAAGCCCGACCGCCGCGCGCAGCTGATCGCCGGGTGGAAGCAGTTTGCTGTGGATCTGGCCGCATGGGTGCCGCCCGAGGCCAAGCCTGCGCCCGTGGTGGGCAAGACGCCCGACAACCTGCCAGCCCTGCTGATCCAAGTGACGGGCGCCGTCACGGCCAGCAACCTGCCCGAGTACAAGGCCCATGCGCTGGAGGTGTTCCGCGGCATCAACCGCACGCTGACCACCGACCAGGATTTCGCCACCGCAGAGAGCACGGTGAAGTGGTGCGCCGATGTGGAAAGCCGCCTGGCAGCCGCCAAGGACCACGCCCTGAGCCAGACGGCGACCATTGACGAGCTTTTCCGCACGCTGGATGACATCAGCGCCGAAGCCCGCCGCACGCGGCTGGAGCTGGACAAGCTGGTGAAGGCCCGCAAGGAGGAAATCCGGGGCGAGATCGTGGCCGGTGGCGTCACCGCGCTGCGCGAACACATCGCCAGCCTGAATGCCCGATTGGGCAAGCCCTACATGCCGCAGGTGCCCGCCGACTTTGCCGGGGCCATCAAGGGCAAGCGCACGGTGGACAGCCTGCGCGGCGCAGTGAATGACGAGCTGGCCCGGGCGAAGATTGAATCCAGCGCCATCGCAGACCGCATCCAGATTAACCTGGGCACGCTGCGCGAGCTGGCCGGCGCCCATGCCCTCCTGTTTGCGGACACGGCCACGATCGTGCTCAAGCAGCCCGAGGACTTGACCATGCTGGTGAAATCGCGGATTGCAGACCACCAGGCCGCAGAGCAGGCCCGGCTGGACGCCGAGCGCGAGCGCATCCGGGCAGAGGAAGCGGCGAAGCTGCAGCGCGAGGCGCGCGAAGCCGAAGCGCGGGCCGAGCATGACCGCTTCAAGGAAGCCATGCACCAGGAGTTGCTGCGCGCAGAGCGCGAGGCCGCAGAATCTGCAAAAAATCAGGCTGTAGCGCTTACCCAGCAATCGCAAGCAGCTATCAAACCTGTAGCGTATTGCTGTGAAAATGGCGAGGCCCAAGGATTGGTCGGCAAAGGCTGCGATGACTGCGCGGAAACAAGCGCCGGCTATCAAGCTGCCATGTTTGCGCCGGTGGTCAACGTGGTGCCCATGCGCGCCGCGCCAGCGCCAGCAGATCGCACTGGCATCCCAACGCTCAAGCTGGGCACGATCAACGAGCGTCTGGGCGGAGTCGTCACCACCAACGCTGACGGCCTGCGCAGCTTGGGTTTCGCCGCTACGGCTGTGGGCAACAGCAAGCTGTATCACGAAGCCGACTTCCCCGAGATCCTGGCCGCGCTGGTGCGGCACATCGAGGGCGTGCAGGCCAAGGCTGCCGCCTGACCCACCCCAATCCCATCAACACAAGGCCCGCCACGCGCGGGCCGCTTTCATTCTGGAGATCCCCGTGAACATCAAACGCATCGAGCCCGCCGCTTTTTCCGACGAGCCCTACAAGCTCATTCCCATGGCGCCTGTCACCAGCAACCAAGTCGCTTGCATCGGCTACGACGCCAGCACCAAGACGCTGGCCTGCCAATTCACGCGCGGCCCGGGCCATGTTTACCACTACCCCAATGTGGAGCCCGAGGTGCACGCCCAGTTTGTGGGCGCCGAGTCCATCAGCAAGTTCTTCGGCCAGCACATCAAGCCGCTGCCGTTCAAGAAGTTCCCGGCGCCAAAGGCAAAGGGTGACGAGGCCAAGGCCGCGGCGTGATCAGTCCACGTAGGCGCGAACGCCGGGATGCTCGTTACGGATGACCTTTTGCACTTCGCTCAACGAAACCTCAATTTCCCGGATGGCTTCTTCGAGCGACACATGGGCCACTATTTCTGCCATACCGGGGTGGTCTTGCCGCGCCTTCGTTTTCTCGAACTTTTCGAGAGCACTTACAAGATGCACACCAGCAGAACGCAGCGCCAAAACCTGCACGGTCCACTGCAGATCGAGTTGCTCCGCTTCGATTGAACGGGCAATGTTTAGATGCTCCTCCGCAAGCCTCCGCTTGGAAGCCGCATCAGCGAGCCAAAGCGAGCCCTGCTCACGCACCAGTTCTGCCACCGCCTGCAGACCGGCTAACGAACTGCGGGCTTTTCGCACAGCTTGCTGCTTTGCTCTGTAGCGGGCGACTCGATCTTGGCGAGCTGCAATCCATGCGGCGCCGATGACAGCAGCAATGGTGCCAAGAGCCTGCATCCAGCTTGCCCACTCTGCCTTTGTCATGCAAAGCGGCCACCAACTGGTCCAAAACCAAAACAAGCAGTATTCCTGTGCAGGCTTGGCCACCTCAACGGCCCGAGCAATTCCCTCTGCGAGTTGATTTGCGTCCATCTGTCCCTCCTTTGAGGGCGATGGTATCCCCTCAAACAGCCACCCACGCGGTGGCTTTTTTCATGGAGCTTCGATGCTCACGCCTCAATTTACTCTCGCTATCCACCGCGAGTTGGTGGTCGACCTTTTCGCCGGCGGCGGCGGCGCCAGCACCGGCATCGAGCAGGCCATCGGCCGCCACCCCGATGTGGCCGTCAACCACGATGCCGAGGCCATCAGCCTGCACGCCGCCAACCACCCGCAAACCCGCCACTTTTGCAGCGACGTGTTTGAGGTAGACCCCATCACCGTCACAGACGGTCAGCCCGTGGGCCTGCTGTGGGCATCACCCGACTGCAAACACTTCAGCAAGGCCAAGGGCGGCAAGCCCGTCAGCAAGAAGATCCGCAGCCTGGCATGGGTGGTCATCAAGTGGGCCAAGGCCGTGCAGCCGCGCGTGATCTGCCTGGAGAACGTGGAAGAGTTCCAGACCTGGGGCCCACTGGCCGCCGATGGCCGCCCCTGCCCCGAGCGCAAGGGCAAGACCTTCGCCCTGTGGGTGGCCCAGCTGCGCGGCCTGGGCTACGCCGTGGAATGGCGCGAGCTGCGCGCCTGCGACTACGGCGCCCCCACCATCCGCAAACGCCTGTTTCTGGTGGCCCGGCGCGACGGCCAGCCCATCACATGGCCCACCCCCACCCACGCCCAGCCCGACGCCAAAGGCAAGGTGCCCGCAGGCATGCAGCCATGGCGCACCGCCGCCGACTGCATCGACTGGAGCATCCCCGCGCCGTCCATCTTTGAACGCACCCGCCCGCTGGCCGAAGCAACCTGCAGGCGCATTGCCAAGGGCATCGTGCGGTATGTGTACGAGGCTGCGCAGCCGTTCGTGGTGTCGCTCACGCACCAGGGCGGCGACCGCGTCGAGAGCCTGGCCGAGCCGTTTCGCACGATCACCGGCGCCAATCGCGGCGAGAAGGCGCTGGCCGTGCCCACCCTCATCCAGACCGGCTACGGCGAGCGCCCCGGCCAGGCGCCCCGCGTGCCCGGCCTGCACAAGCCACTGGGCACCGTGGTGGCCGGCCAGAAGCACGCGCTCGTGTCGGCCTTTTTGGCAAAGCACTACACCGGCGTGGTGGGCAGCGACATGGCCGCTCCCATCGGCACCGTCACCACGGTGGACCACCACAGCTTGGTCACCGCCAACATGATCAAGCTGCGCGGCGACAACGTGGGCAGCGCGGCCAGCGAGCCACTGCACACCATCAGCGCCCAGGGCACGCACCACGCGCTCGCCACGGCCAACCTGGTCCATATGGGCCACGGCGAAGGCAAAGACGGCACCAAGCGATTCAGCCACGGCGTGCGCGACGTAGCCCAGCCGCTCAACACCATCACCGCCAGCGGCGCCACGGCCGGGCTGGTGCAGGCTTTCCTGGTCAAGTATTACGGCACCGACCAAGACCCCGCCATGCGCGAGCCGCTGCACACCGTCACCACAAAGGACCGCTTCGGCCTGGTCACGGTGCGCGGCCAGGCGTACCAGATCGCAGACATCGGCCTGCGCATGCTCACCCCGCGCGAGCTGTACCGCGCGCAGGGCTTCCCGGAGTCCTACCGCATCGACACCGGCGCGGCAGGCGAGCCCATCACCAAAACGGCCCAGGTGCGCATGTGCGGCAACAGCGTGTGCCCGCCCCTCGCCCGCGCCATCGTGGCCGTGAACTACGCCGAGCAGCAGGCCCACCAGCGGCGGGCCGCGTGACGCTACAACGTTTATAGCAACCAGCCCGCACCACGCGGGCTTTTTTCTGGATACCCCACAACATGACCGAAGCGACCACCCCCCAGCGCCCCGCATTCAAACTGTCCGGCGTTGCCGCCATCCGCCACCTGAACGTGCGCAAGGAAGGCCCCGACGACGAGAAGATCCTGGCCGTCGATGTGAAGCTGCTTTTCAAGAAGGTGGACCGCCGCCTGTGTGCTTACTTCGATGATGCGCTGGAGACGTTCCTGTGGCGCGGCGACACGGATGCACTCATCGTGCGCAACCCGTTCATGGCGCCAGTGTCGTATGCCAACGAGATCAGCGGCGCGACCGTGAAGCTGGGCACGCACACCTTCCACGGCTGCGATGTGAAGAAATTTGGCATCGAGCCGGCCGATGGTGGCGTCATCACACTGACCTGCAGCGTGTCGCTCTACCCGATGGCCAGCGACGTTTCCGACCTGGCAAAGCTGGTGCAGGACGAGGACCAGGTTTCCATCGAAGGGCCTCCCGACCTGTTTGCGGACCAGGGTGCGGGCGGCGATGCCGTGCCCTGCCCGAGCAGCCTGCATGTGGATGCGGCTGGGAACGTGACGGCACCAGCGCCAGCCGCAGACGGCGAGATCGACCCCATGTACCAGCAGGCCGTTGATCTGGTGCGCGCCCCCGATGGCAAGGCCAGCGCCAGCTACGTGCAACGCAAGCTGCTGATCGGCTACAACCGCGCCGCCCGGATGCTGTATGACATGGAGAAGGCCGGGATTGTCAGCCGGATGGATGCCAGCGGATCGCGCGTGGTGCTGGCTACGCAGGAAGGCGGTGCAGCATGAGCGAAAACACCAAAATCGAATGGTGCGACCACACCTTCAACCCGTGGGAGGGTTGCCAGAAAGTGGGGCCAGGCTGCGACCACTGCTATGCCGAGACGCGCAATGCGCGCTTTGCTGGCGGCACCGCCATCAATTGGGGGCCTGGTGCACCACGCCGCCGCACGAGCGCCAGCAACTGGGAATTGCCCAAGCGCTGGAATGCCCAGGCCGACGCCTTCATGGCACAGCACGGCCGCCGCCAGCGGGTTTTTTGCGCATCGCTGGCCGATGTGTTCGACAACGCGGTTGATCCGCAGTGGCGCGCCGACCTGTTCGCCTTGATACGTGAATGCGAAAACTTGGACTGGTTGCTGCTGACCAAGCGCATCGCGAACACAACACGCATGCTGCCTTGGGTTGGAGAGGCTGAGCAATGGCCGCATGTGTGGATCGGCGCCACCATAGTGAACCAGGCCGAGGCCGACCGCGACATCCGAAAGCTGCTGGACGTGCCAGCGCGTGTGCGCTTTCTGAGCATGGAGCCGCTATTGGAACCAGTGGATCTGACGCGCATTCCGGTCAGCGGATCAGGCCACCACGAGTTTGATCCGATCATCACCGCGAACGTGCTCAAACGCGCAGAGTCGTATCCAGCCCTACCGCAAGTTGACTGGGTGATCGTCGGCGGCGAAAGCGGCCCTGGCGCGCGTCCGATGCACCCTGACTGGGCCCGCAGCTTGCGCGACCAGTGCGAGGCCGCTGGTGTGCCGTTCCTGTTCAAGCAGTGGGGAGAGTGGGCGTCGGTCGGCACGTCGCCAGTGCATCCTGAGTCCACGCGCATACCCGGCAACCTTTGTCGCGTCACGCTCGACGGCGTTACCGCTGACCACTATGTCGCCATCAGCACCGACGGCGGCCGGAAGCGATACGAGATCCGCCGCGTCGGCAAGAAAGCCGCCGGCCGCCTGCTGGATGGCCGCACTTGGGATGGGTTTCCAGCATGACCCCTGCCGAAGTCACCCAGAACCGCCTGGCCCGCATCCGGGCCGTGCACCAGCTGCAGCCGCTGCGCTGGCATCCCGAACCCCAGCCCGAGCCCGAGCACCGCACCTGCCTGGGCTGCGGGGCCCGGCATCCCATCAACCCGGACGGCACGCTCAAGGATGGCGGGCTTCCCTGCGGACATTGACCATGAACAGAGAGCAAAAACGCGCGGCCGCGCGAGCCCAGCGCCGCGGGCTGAAACCCCAGCGCGGAAAAGGCCACATCAAGCTGCCCATCACCATCCGGTTTGATGCCAAAGACGAGGCAAATTTGCAGCGCAAGCCACACGCCATGCTCAACGGGTTCCGCGCAGGTGTGGCCCAGGAGCGCGACTGGCACGCCATCACGCTGCGCCTGAACTGGGGGTTTGTTTTGTCCACCCGCCTGTTCCCGGATTCCGTGGCAGAGGCGCGGGCCGGCCTGGATGCCATCCGGGCCGTGAAGGAACGCCACGAGCGCACCAGCAAATGGGGCGTCTCACAACCCGAGTACGAAGCCATCGACTGGGCGCTGGCCCACATGGACGGGATGCAGCAGATGTGCACGCGGCGCGAGCTGCGTGACGCGCTCCGGGCCGTCTACGAAGCGAACGAATACCTGCGGATCGTTGGCGATATGGAGCTGGCTGTAGACCTTGTGGCCAGCGGGATGCCCGTTGTTTCCGCTACTTAATTCATAGCTGCGCGCGCTTTATTTACAAGCGCTGCGCCCTGATTTGATTGGGAAATCATGACCGACACAAAAGACCTGATCCGCGAGATCCAGGAGCACACGGCCGCACACGGCGGCGAGAACACCGCGACCCACCTGCTAGTGCAGGCAGTCATGGAACTGCAGCGCCAGGCCGACGAAATGGCGGCAATCGGTGCGGGCGGGGTGAGCGGGCCGCTGCTTGGTGGCACTCTGCGCACCCAAGCCCAGCCTGCGGGGGATGACGCCGAGGCAGCAGCGCGGCGCAGCTTCCCGCAATGGTGGAGCGATATGGGTGCATCGCTCTGCGGGGTTGACCCGCTGGCATCCTCTCCGCCGCAAACATATGCAGCACGCGGATTCATGGGCGGCTATGTCGCAGCCCTTGCAGCACCCCAGCAGGCAGCGCCAGCGGACCCGCACGGTATCAAGGCGTTTGCCGATTACCTAGCGGAATGCGAAGACTGCTCCATCGTGCCAGATGTTGCTGGCGCATTCAACGCGGGGCGGAACTCCGTCAATGCCGCCAAGGCAGCACCCCAGCAGGAGGTGCAGTACGACCACGGCCCGCAGGCAGAGGCAGTTGCGGAGGCTGCGCGCGATGTGGGAAAGTGGTTGAACGAGCGGCCAAACCGCCCGCTTGATCTTCGGCACGTTGCGATGCTTGCGCATCACGCCACAGCACAGCCCGCACCCAGCGGGGATGCGTGGAAAGACGGGGACACCGCTGCCTTGGTCAATCAACTGCGTGACGTGGCTATCGAGTACCGCGACACCCAGCAACTGCGGGAGCGCATCTCTCACATCGTGCGGCCATTGGCAGCCCGAGCGGCACCCAGCGGGGATGCAGAGCTGCCTCCTAGCTATCTCGGGAGCGTGCTAAGTAGCTCGCTTCATGGCAACAGCGTGGCCCTTCAGTTTGGCGACCGCGATGAAGCGATACGCTGGCATGACGCAGTTGCAGATGCGTGGGACGCAGCACGCAAGGAGGGCAAGTGATGAGCACACAACCGACACCCGAGGCGCTGCGGCTTGCTGATCTGATCCATTGTGGTGACGACAAGTGCCAGTGTTCGTTCAACCTTGCAGCAGCAGAACTGCGCGGCCTGTACGCACTCACTGAGGGCACCCCCGCAACGGGAGGGGAGCCTGTGGGATGGCGGTATCAGGACGCGCGCGGGCATTATCGTTATCGAGGATATGTGCCTCGGTTTGATAAAGACTACGCACTTCTGAAGCCGATCCCCCTCTACACATCCCCGCAGCCAGTGCGGGAGCCTGCTGGCTGGCTGTACGACTGGATCAGCGACGAGGGTGAACTGGTGCGCGATTGGTTCACCACCGATTACGACGAAGCGCACAGCGAGGCAAATCAGGCGCACAACATTCGATCACTTGACTATCGAGGCACATCCCCGCAGCCGGCTGCCCACCCCGCCACCGTTGCCGCCTGCATCGCCCGCTTGGAGCAAGGCGGCCAATCCGCCGCAGTGTCCATCCTGCGGCATCACTTTGAACAGAAAGGAGGCAGCACATGACCACCGAAAAGAACGATACCGTCGAATTACAGATTGAACCCCTGTACCTCAAACGCGAAAAGGCAGCGGCCTACCTGTCGATTTCCGAGAGCGCTTTTTGCGCGGCTGTATCAAGCGGCCAGCTGCCGAAGCCGCGCAAGATCCTGGGCGGCCGGGTGGGCTGGCTGGTGAAAGAACTTCGGGATTGGGGCCTGAACCGGCCCGTGTCTGATGCGGCGCCGCCGCCGAATAGTGGTTACGGCAGGGCCGGGAAACCGGCGTAG